ATTTAAATTTTCTATCTGGCTATTCAATTTTTCGAGCCTTGAGAAGGCATCGCACCATTTTCTGTCATATTCATAGATTAGGCTTGAAATGCTTGCGGCCTCTTCATCTAGCCTGAAGCGATTTATTTTAATGTCTTCTGATGGATTGAGCATATCACCAATTCTCCGATTCTGTCAATTGCAGTTTTTCTCCACAAATACATTCCGCTTGAAATATCATTCCTAGCCCCGTTGGAATGAATTTAAAGCCAACCTTTCCTCCTATTGCGCCAGCAGCGCCATCGCAATCATGGGTGCTATCCCATTCTTTGAACTTCTCCAACTGTCCTTCTGTCAATTCAAATTTCATCTTAGTTTGCCAACCTCGCTCTAATTTTAGCAAGGGTATCATCAACCATAAGTTCACCATCTACAAATACATCGCGCATTAGATCATCTACAAAATGTTTAATGAGTAGCCCATCAACACAGATTAATTCGCCCTGACAATCCTGAACGGCCACTACGCCGGTGTTGGATTTCTTCGTCCCATCATCTGTAGCTGGATTTTTGTAGATATTTTTTTGCTTACCGTCAATCACACACATGGTAGATTTCAAGGCAAAGCCAAATGAGTCTCTAGTATTGTGCTGATAGGTATAACTCCCGATACCATAAACCATATTGGTGGATGAGAACCCTTTATTTTTTAACCCTTCACAAATCCTCTTGCACCTGTCCAGTGTAATAGAATCACCATAGATTGCACCTATATGAAAATCAATGACTTTAAATCCTTTATCATTAACAGTCCCACCAAAAATATCCCAGAGGCATTCAATCAAACCTTTATTCGCCATTGGGTTGCTCGATAGCGGATCGCCACAGATAATTTTAACTGGATCACCACTATCTGGACGGATAACAACACGTCCATCCCTTGCCATAATTTCATTCTTCATCGGTTTGATAATATTGCCAATGCAAGACCACAAATCCCAAGTATCAGAAACAATACTTACAAAGCCACTGGGATATACTTCTGTGATCAGGCGCTTGTATGTAGCAAACTCTCCATCCTTACTCCCAGCACACATCACAGAATGTTCAGTCGCCGGAATACTTGTACCTACAATTTCGTTTTCAACATTCGCATTGTAGTATTCTTCAAGGTGACAAATTGCCGGAATTGTATCAGTGCCGACAAACGATAGCAAGTGTCCTGCCCCACTAGATGCAGCAGATTCTACACAACCCATTCCACGCATGGAGAAATCATGCCCTTGGAACTGAACAAAACCAGGATCGCCAGTCTCTTCAGCATACGCATCAAGCAAATCACGATATTCTTTTGCTATTGTCGCAGAAGTGGACGGTTGCCACAGTTCAGCAGACAATAGAGTTTCTACAAAATTAGTCAACCAAAAGAAACGTGAATCTGTATTCTCAATCGTCATCATCGGAACACGCAATGGGACGGTAGACCCTTCTGGCAATGCCCGTAGCTTCAACGGCAGATATCCTAACTCATGAAGTTCTTCAATATGCTTAGTGTACGGAATTGCCACACCAAGCGCAAATTTAATAATGCGTTCATATTCAGCAATCACATCTTCAAGTGGCCGAGAAAAGAAATTATCGTCAAAATACTTAATCAGATACTTCTTAACAAACGCCTGGATACCAAAAACAACTACTTTATCAGATGTGGGGTGATGCTTATTAGCCCGTGGAGTCCAAGTTGAATAAACAATTTCCGTGCCTTCTGGGTACTGCTCACGATGAGAAATCTTGTAAAAGTCACAAAGTAGGGTTGCTGGGGTTGTCATTTTTTCTCCTTAAATTTTGTTGAAAATTACCAAAGTGTGGTTTTCGCCGTCTAATTCTTCATCTATAATTTTAGAAATAATATTCCAATCACCGCCAGCTAATCCAGCGCCAATTTTAGGATACCCAATTCTCAGCCCTGTAAAATCTTCTTTAATTTTCTTCATAACGCTTCTAATTGCATCATAATCTGCATTTTGAATATTGCGGTTCGCGTACTTGTATTGAGTATAGGCATTTACGATATGTAAATATTTTAAGTCATTTCTTTCAATCTTAATGCAGGAGTATTTCCCTAATTTATTTTTATCTCCCTTAATTGTTTCCTGATCTATCTCATACGCTTTTGGGAAATACTCTCTGATCGTTTTTGCTATTCCAGAACCCATAGTGCAGAGGCAGTTACACCCGTGAATAATAACATCAAACTCTCCAGCCAACGCCAACTGGACTAAATCCCCATTTATCGTTTTCATAATTATGCCTTAGTTTAATTTAGTGATTCGTGGATGATATTTCAAATTGTTTTCGCTGCTTGTATAGATCATGTCTACATGATCAAATATTTCTCCATTATAAACATTGTGTTCACAATATGCAACCAATAACCCAATTCTCTTTGCCCCTTTTCCTCTTAAAATTTTGGCTGCTTCTACAAATGTTCCTCCCCGGCTGCACAAATCATCCACAATTAGAACATTCTCTGACACTTCTCCAGAAACGGCGAGTCCAGTAATTTTACCTGTTAGGAAATCTCGCCCCTTCTTCCCATATGCAGTTGGCAATTTTCCAAGATAATTGTATCTTGTCTTCGCTCCCATGTCTGGAAAGAAAATTGATTCAAAATTTCCTTCCCCAATAACTCGCTCCATCATGGCATAAGACCAATTATCTGGAAATGAATTGTTGAGTAGGTCTAATGTCACTTGTGAATGTGGCTCTCTCACCTCTACCGTGATAAAATTCATTGCGTTAATAAGGTTGCAAGCTGCTTTCAAACTAACCGAATAATGGCCGTTTGGCCTATCCATCCTTGAATATGGCATGTATGTTAGATACAGAGATGCTTCCCCTGAGAAGTCATCTATAGCGCCTTTCAACATGGCGAGTTTCATGAAATCGGAATCATCTTCGTATGCCATGAATATTGAATTGTTTTCTTTAATTTCAAGGGCTTCTAGTGGAAGATTCATTTCCTTGTTTGGAAACTCTCCGAAATATACCTCTCTATTATTTAATTTAATCACATCAACCTCCTAAATTATTTATCTTCTATCCTTTATAATAACTATTTAATCGCTTGTCAATCAATAATTAGTAAGATCAGATTTTTCTCTGAATCCCTTCATGATTGGTTGCCTTGGCGCATTTATTGAACCATATTCCTGGTATTTATATGTGATAATTTTCCCTAGATATTTCTCTTTGTTGTTCCAAATTTCACTTCTCAATTCTTCTGTCAGCCCTTCACCTGTGCCAATCTTGAATACATCATTCCACTTCTTGGATTTGACAATGAACACTCCAAGTGTTCCTTTACCAACCATATTCTCTTTATGGGATGATCTGGTACTATTCCCCAATTCATTTGTGAATGAATCATTTTGGTTTTCGAATTGCTGTTCAAAGGATAAGATTTCACATTCATCATCGGCTACGGGTTTTCGCTTAAAGATATTCAATTCTCTGGGTGTGCATCTTCCTTCTTTATACGCCCCATCCATTGAACGGATCATTGCTCCTTCATACCCCTGTTCTGTACACCAATTTGTATATTGGATAACATCTTCTGGGGAATATAAGGTTTCTTGCTTTATAACTTCCATAACTCCGTGGCTTTTTAACTGTTCAAGTCTTTCAGAATATGGAGATTTAATATCCCATTTGTCAAATACATAATACTTGAAATTCGGTTCTCCATCAAATCTACGAACTGCGCCAGTTGTATTGGCAAAGGCATTTAGATCATTTGGCTCTCCGACAATAATTTCTCCATCATGACCTGAATATTCCGGCTGAGACAGGATTGATTGAACATGTCGATTCTGGATTAGTTTCATACTGGAAGTGAAGGCTGCTCAGAGATTCTATCTGGAGCACCCTCTTGGACTGATTTTCTTGTAGTGATAGACCTTCTAATTTCAGCCCTTTTACGCAGTCTAAAATAAGGTCTTCTGTTTTATCTGTTTTAATCATCTTTCTACCGATCCTATTGCCGATGTTTGTTTAATGATACTTTATAGTTAGACTAATTTTGTGTTAAGGCTTTGCCGGTTTATTATGGCATTACTAAAATACCACGCATCCACGGGACAACCTCGACCATCAACCCCATTATTTCTTTGTTATATCCATACTCGGCACGGAAGTTGAGCATCTGCCGTATTTCCTCTGTGCCCATCAGCGCAGCGAAGTCTTCTGCTCCGATCAATAAGCGAGTTGGGCGACGGTTAAAATATCCCCGTATATGGTCTTGCTGCTTGAATAAACGATCAATAAAAGATTCTGTATCTATAGTGTGTCTTGTATAGCTAATTTCTTCTCCGACATCAAACGCTTCCAACTTCTTCATTGTCCAACAACATATTTTCTGTAACCAAAGATATGGCCTATCTTTCCTGAGTTTATAAACATCTTCTTTGAAAAACTGAGTTTTGAGTTCCTTTGTTTGTACAAATTCAACAATCACACCAACCCTCCCAATTGCTCACATTTCTGAACAAATAATTTAATGCTTTCTTCAAATTTAGATTTCATTTCAGGTTTCCACAAGGCCAAATTCGCCCCAATGGAATACACAACCCAACATCCATACTCTTCATTCCATTCACAACTTCCATTCTTCCTCATGACACCTTGATCGTCATTAGAGAATAGTGTAACATTACTACTGCCCTGTGTCAAGATCAAAAATATCTTTTTCTCTTTTATTTCTTGCTTCAGCCATTCTCCGCAAGTTTTAATATTCTCAATAGATGGTTTCTTGCAAGCACATTTCATTAAATTTGTATAATAAAAATCACTTTTCTCAAACCCATATTTTTGAAGCTCTTTGAATAAAAACTTCTCCGGTTTCTGATCCCAATGTGGCGCTTCATTTACAATTGCTATGTTGTATTTTCCCACAATTGGAATCACAGGAATTTCGTTCGTATTTCTCAAATCACAATTTGTACATGAGAAAAGTTTAGGGATGGGATTGGATTTGCTAATCTCCCTTCCAAAATGTCCTCCAATGAAATCACCAGTCAGTAGCTTGCTGGAATCCCATTTTGTGTTCTCTCCAACCAGCTCATATAGCTTTTTGTATTTGCTTTTAGGCTTTAGAGAAATTCCTAAATCTGGGAAGTAGTCATCTATTGTATCCGGCACCTCTTCTGTGAAAGCTCCGATGTTATCCAGAATAGTTTTTAATTTCCCTTTAATCACTGGAGCCTCGGAGGTGAAGAATCCGGGTTGAAGGGATTGTTGGTATTGTGCTATAGTTTCTACTGAGCGTTGTCCAAGTCCTTTAATTTCAATGAACGGAATGCTTAAAATCCCGTCTCGCGCCTCCCACTTTGTAGGATGGGAAGTTGCGATTTTCGGGGGGAGGATGGAGAGGCCGAGGCGTTGAGCCTCGGCCAATAACTTGGCCTTTTCTCCTTCAGAACCATATGTCAAACATGAACAAAGAAATTCGCTAGAATAATACTCACGAAGAAAACAACAATCGTAAGCTATCTTTGCATATGCAACTGCGTGATTCTTGGAGAAGCCATATCGAGCGTATGCTTGGAGTTCCCTCCAGAAATTATCCGCTTCCTTTTCAGAAAAATATCCAACTTTTTTACACCCCTCAATAAACTGGATTCGGTAAGGTTCGAATTCGGCAGCATCGCGCTTTTTCCCGATAACTTTTCTAATCTTATCAGCCACTTGCGGTTCTAATCCCGCAATTTGAACAAAAATTTCAAGAACCTGTTCCTGGAAAATATTGATACCGTAGGTGTCTTCGGTTATGGACTCGAACACATCATGCTTTTTGTCCCATGTTTTCGTCTTCTTTCTTTGAATGTATTGTGCTGTCATTCCAGAGTCCATAGGTCCAGGACGGACAAGGGCTAAAGCCGCTACCATATCACTAAAGCTGTCTATTCCCATTTCTTTAGAAAGCCGAGACATTGCATATGTATTAAACTGAAAAATACCAACAGTATTCGAAAGACTCAATTCCTTGAATATCTTTTTATTAGTTAAATCAATATTTACAAGATCAATACTTTTCCCATGATTTTGTTTTATTAATTCTAAGCAGTCCGCTATTACTGTGAGGTTCGAGAGAGAAAGTAAATCCAGCTTCAAAAGCCCTGCGTACTCCGCATCTTCCATGTCTAAAGAAACTGCAACAGCTCCGTTCCTATCCGCCAATGATGCTCTCGTCCCAAGTGTCAAATCTTCACTTGAAATAATTTGTGCTGCTGCATGGCGACCTAGACTTCTGTATTGCCCCCTTAATTTAAGGGCGTGTTTGATTACATGAGGATATCTATCTGCAAAGATTCTTCCTTCTGCCTTCTCCATTGCTGTTTCAATATCGTCATCTCCAATAAGTTTAGAAAACATATCGGCTTCTTTTAGAGGAACATCAAAAACTCTTGCAACATCCCGAATGGCAGTCCGTTCTTCGATCTTTAGAAAAGTCGTAAGTTGCGCAATTGAATTAGAGCCGTATAAGGTTTTCAACCGATTCTACAAATCTTCCCTTTTGTTATCGGGCGCGTCAATATCGATATCCGGCATGGAGTCTTTTCCCCTTCCAGCATTTAGGAATCTAGAGAAGTTTGTTTTATGAACTATAGCATCAATATCCGTAATTCCCAAAAGATAAGCAATGGTGCTTCCTGTTACCGAACCACGACCACAACCTATTAGAATCCCTTCAGATTTGGCCCATTGAATCAGGTCTGCCACGATAAGAAAATATTTGATAAAACCCTTTTCTTTAATTAGTTCAAATTCTTCTTGAATTTGTTTTTTGTATTCTTCAATATCTATAGGCACAAATCTACTCCAAATCTCTTTTTAAACCCCAGAGTAATCATTTCTTTGAAGACTTCCTCCTCATCCCTTCCTGCATACTGAGGAGGCATCGGGAGAGAGACATCTTTCTTTTCAATCCTAAAGCCTTCGCATTTTTTTGCAATCTCCGTAGTTGTGAGCATTGCTTGAGAGATTTCTGAATCTGTCAGAACACCTTGCTTTTTAAATCTCTCCACCATAAATTCTGGCCCACAAAGATATAATCCATCGCAGTTGAACCTCCATCTCGTCAAATCATCCCATTTTTTCTTAATCTGGCACGCTAACAAAACCTCGTGCGTCTCAGCATCATCGGAAAAAATGTAATGTGTGTCATTTGATCCGATAATCTTTCTACCATATTTTTCAGATAAGTCGAGAACAATATTTGATGTATTTATTTGTTCAGCATAATCAAATGGCATCAATTCACAATATAAATCTTCTCCGATTTTATTGTTAAGTTGTCCAAAAAACTCAATGCCTCCTTCTAGGTGAACGAAAGACGCGGAGCAGGCTGTTCCTATACACAAGCCATTCGCGTGAGATAAGAGAGTATTAAAGTCTATTCTTGGCCTATGATAGAAAAAGTTTAAATTGGCAAGAGTTAGCATCTTTAAAATGTTCTGATACCCAACCTCGTTCTTAGCCCATGCCGTGATATGCCCTCTTTTTTCTCCTTTTTCTTTTATCTCAGCATTTGGAACAATATAAAATTCAACCCCATGAACGGGAGAAATATTATATTTATCGCAAGCCCTCTGGAACTTAATAAGCCCCGAAGATGTAGCGTGATCTGTCAAAGCCAAGTGTGAGTAACCAATTTCACTCGCTCTTTTGGCAATATCATCTGGCAATCCATAACCATCGAGCAAGGACAGGGTTGAATGGACATGAAGGTGCGTATATGTGTCTATTTTCTTTTTCATCTTACCCTTTCTTACATTTATTATATGCTAATGCACCAGTAGAGCACTCTCCACTATGACCGATAGAGTAATGATGTTCTTCGCAAAATACTATTCCATTATCGGGGTCTAACCCAAATATCCACTCTACTGATTTAGGACGCTCATGATGAACATGATATGGTCCTTCATTCTTACAATCTCCATATTCACAAAAATTATAACCGAACTCTAAGAACTGCCGATGTCTAACTTCTTGACTAAAAATACTAAGTTCGTTTACGGTGAATTTATTTTCGATTGTAGTGCGGTATAAATTATTATAAATGATAGAATTTGAGTTTAGATTATATAAAGGACAAACATGCTTGCAATTTTCTGAACAATAAAGATTACTTTCTCCGTTGCCTTTCTTCCCATCGAGAGCATCAATTCTTTTTCTTATCTGAGTATGTGTTGGCTTGAACCATTTTTGGCAAGAGAAAAGTTTGCATTTTACTTCAATGCCACCATATTCAGAATCTCTAATTTCCTCTACTTCATAAAAGAATGGATGTAATTTTTTATAATCATCCGCAGAATATCTTCTTTTGTTTGCTTGTTCTGTCCTATCTCTTGATTTTAACTCTTCTATTGACCAACAACCACAAGATTTGATATTGCCACTTCTTATATGACTTAATTGGCATTTTTTAATTTTCCCACATTCACATTCAGCAATGACATACCTCATCCCATTTTGTTTTTCTGTTTCTTCTAAAATAGTCATCCTGTTATACTTTTTACCAATGACATTCTTTGCCCTCGCTTTTGCTCTTTCAGATCGTTTTTCTTGATTATAGCAACCGCAAGATTTTGTATCTCCTCTAGCGACACAAAGCCAGTTGTATAGTCTTATATTCCCATCACAAGAACATTGAGCGGACACTTGCCGCCTTCGGCGATCATCTCTCTCTTCTTCCTTTATGATTGTCAGCCTACCATATTCATTCCCTAAAACAACTTCGTACTTAGTTTTTATTTTGTTTGCTTTGATATTATTTTCTTTTAAAATCCGTCTGATTGGAGAGCCACCAACACTGAAAATTTTCCCAATATTATCTGCCCCATATGCCTCCTCCACATATAGTCTACAAATTTCCGCTGCCTGTTCTTCACTAAACTTTATCTTTTTCATCCTTCATCACTATCTCCTTCCTCCCGAAAATTAATAGTTCATTATATTCCAATTTGCCTATTTCTCTTCAAAATATTCCAATGCCCTTCCTTTATGCCCACAATACGGACATTTAACACCTTTGATCTTTAATTCTTCTCCTTCTTCATTATATGCCTCTAAATAAAAATAATCGTTGCTAGATCGTTTAAAAAATATGTAACACCTAGAGCAATATTCAGATATTAGGTTCGCTTTATCAATCTGGGATTGCTTTTTATTATCTTTTCGCTTGTTCATTTTACTTTTTTCCTTATCTTTATTTATTTTACTTAAACATCTTTTGCAAGTCACATCTTTAGCGCAATGAGATGACATTCCTGATCTTGTAGTCCCACATACAGAAATTCCATTCTTTTTAAAATGAATGATTGTCTTCACAGTTGTAATTTTCATATCAATTCTCCCACCAGCCATTAATATCATCATTCAATTCATCTGGATCGTCCATACAGTGGCATGATCCATGTAAGCATTCACATTTTAGACCAATAGTACCGCCACACTCACATTCAAATGTCTCTCCACCACATCCACAAGAGCATTTAATTTTCTCGTTCTCTTGACACATGAAGTCGCAATTACTACAGGTATATATAAAAACTGGCATTTGTTATTCCTTGCAATTAAAATACTGGATATCTTCAAACCAGAAATCAGATTCATTAACATAAAAAGTATTGAATGTGGGTTTAGAGAACAAGTGCCACTCCTCAATCTTAACCTCTACTGACATCTCACCATTTACTTCCATGTATTTGCCAGTGATTTCCCAAGGGCGGAGTTCAACAGTATGTTTCTTTTTAAAGCCATGCTCACCTTCACGCCATTCATAATATCCAAATCGAATCATGACTATCTCCCGTTCAATTGTTCAAAATACCACTTCTTTCCGGCAGCACTAATAGCCGAACCAATTTCTTTTGGCTCCAGTCCAGACTTGAAAATTGTGTCTGACTCTTCTTTCACCACATCTTGATATAACCACTTCAAAAATGAACCTGTATTTGTCACATCAAAATCCAACTTCATTTCATTCAAATGTGCAAGTCCTTGATTTAGTCTATTTTCTGTGACAACCATATCCACAAATTCTTTAATACTATTCACTTTCTCAATATCTACAGATGCCAATTTCTTAACTTTAGAAACAGAATGTTTTTCTCCCTTAACCTTGAATGTATAAGCACTATCATTCCACTCTGGGTCAACACATGACCATACTACACCTTCCCCAACCCCGATATTCCCGAAATGATCTCCAACGGGGCATTTCTCTTCCACCTCTTTGGTGATTCTGATTAACTCATTTTGGACTTCATGTGGACAATTGAAATCAATCTCCAATTCGTATGTTTTGAAGTTTTGGATGTTGTAAATGCCATATTCTGGAGATTCGATATGAGAATATTCCCTCATGTCAAGCCAATCATTCCCTGCTCTAATTTTGAAGATGACAAACATCTTAGAAAGGCCATTAATGGCAACCCCTTTCTGGATGTTCCCTCCACACCACTCCCCATAGAGGATAGTAGGAGTTCTATACAGGTAAGAAGTAGAAATAACCGATCCGCACAAATCGTTTAAAATTTCTTTATTATTGTCTGCCCAGAATGCAAATCCTGCATTGTCATCCAGTGGGGTAATAATTCTTTCTCTCGATTGAAAATAGACATCATCTACGCTCTCTCCAAACACAATAGAAGCATTAGTCCCATGAAGTTTAATGGCTCCCTGGTATTTCAATTTAGGCAGTGGTCTAGTGCGATCAAAGATGGCATCACCATTCTCATCAACTCCTTGCCAATGAGTCTTATGTTTGACGTTCTTGATAACATTCCTGAATTGTTCAATTGATGGAAATTTAATTAATTCCATAACTCTACCTCCTCTCCCAAGTGTAGCTTTGAAACTCATTTGAATAAATCACATTCTTAATTTTTGTAAGGGCAATGGCTGCTGATTGTTGTGTGAATTGTCAAGATTTGAATTTATTAATAATATTTTGAAGATCGTTTAAGATCAATTCAGTTTGATTCTGAACAACAATACATCCACCCAATGAGCCAAAATGTTCTTCCAGGCAATCAATAAGCAATTGTTTAATTGCCTCTTCATTTGGCTTATATGGAAGTGTTGAAGATAAATAAATTTCCTCTAAAGATTTTTCCTTAGAGCTAAAATATTCTTCAATCTCTTCTAGTTCCCATTCACCACGCCTAATTGCTTTTAACTGTTCTCTGTTTCTTCTTAAATCAAGATCACCTTCAACGAGAATCATTTCTACTTCTGAAAGGAGTCGAACAACATGATACGCGAATTTTAGATCATACCCATGCTGCTTTACACTTTCGTATCGTTTGCTCCCCTCTTCTGGGTTCTTAATCCTCATTTTATGCATCTGGCTGTAGCTGTATCCTTTGAACTTGTGCCAACACCCTTTATGAAGAAAAGACCTACGATTCTCTCTAACCATTTCCCCAATTCTAGTTGAATGAGTGACACATACCCTTGGAGTAAAGAGAGAATCAATCATGTTGGGGTTATTCTCCATGCATAATTGAAAATATTTTACAATTGAATAAATAGAAAAATCGTATTCTTTTCCAGAACTTGTGTCTTTTACGTGATGCTGCTGGAATTGTTCAAATCGCTGTGTTTGCTGTCCGAATCCGAAAATTTCACCCTTTAAGTGCGGGAAAACCATGTCTTTGTGTGGAATGCAGAATCCATAAACATCCACATCCGAATTGTCACTAGAGACTCCATATGATTGACTACCCATAATGGTTTCATATTGCAAGCCATCCACAACAAAACCAGGGGGATTGACTAGATTCTTTTTCTTCATTTTTACAATGTTCGACATTTTCTTCCCTCCACTATCACAAGTAGCATTTCTCTTTCATTCAATTCTGGATCATCAAGAACCATTTCAAAAATATCTTTCAAAATATTTCCCACAATCGGTCCTTGTTTTATCGCAAATATTTGAATAACATCATTTCCATCAATAGTCAAGTCCTTAATTGAAAACGCATTAGGGATTTCTGCATTGAATTCAATCTGGAACAATTTAACCATATGCTTAATTTCTTGAAAAGTAAATGGTTCCTTCTTCAGATTGGCCTTTCTGTCAGCAATTTTCAACCTAAGAAAATCTTTATGACTTATATTTTTCTCATACATCTTTGAGATTAAACGCCTCATTGATCTTGGCGAAATATCTTTTAGACTTCGCATATGAAATTCAACCAAATTCTTTATATATTCAATTTCATCATTACTGAATTTTAATGCTTTTAATTCTTGCTCTACAATTTCTGATCCAATCTTCTCATGCCCATGGAATGTAATAAACCCCTCTTCATCATAAGCAGATGATTGGTATTTCCCAATATCATGTAGATATCCGGCAAGCTTCAATAAAGGGAATTTATTAGAAATGGAATCTCCGGCAATCATGCAATGCTGAAATACCGATTCCTCATGGTGTGGACCTCCGTCAAATCCAAGGCAAAAATCGAGATTGGGGAGAATTAATTCTAAAATGCCAATATCGGAAGCGATTTCAAAGAATAATGAAGGATTCTTACAATTCATCAACTTCATTATTTCTATTCTAATTCTTTCTGGAGCTATATTTTTAACCAAATGGCGATTTTCTAACAAAGCAAATTCTGTTTCTTCATCAAGTTCACCATCAATCTTTGCAAGAAATCTACAAGCCCTCAAAATCCTACACGGGTCTTCCTTAATTCTGTCATTAGGATTTCCCGTGAACTTGATAATTCTATTTTTCAGATCATTAATTCCACCGAACAAATCGATAATGTCCCCACTGACTGGACACATGGCAAGGGAATTGATCGTCAAGTCTCTACGGGACAAATCTTCATTGATTGTAGAAGCTACAACCGTTTCCGCTAGATTAAACCCATCATAACAATCAAACCTATATGTGGCTACTTCAATGCCATCAATCATAACAACTTGAAAATTCGCCCCCACCAGATCAATCTTATTCTCAGGGAATAGAGAAATGATTTGTTCTGGAATGGCGTTTGTGACGATATCGATATCTTTAGGGTTTTCTCCCAAAAGAATATCACGGACTGCCCCGCCTACAATATGAGCATTGTATCCATTATCACAGAGCGTTTTGATTATTTTGTTGTGCATTTTGTCAACCAATATTCTTGCACAATTCAAGTGCTTGGGATTCACTGAAGCCTTCTTTTACTAGGGCATCAAATTTAGTTTTGTGAATCTTTGCTGTTATTTGTGCGTATTCAAGCCTAAATATCATTGCATCTTTTAGCTCTCTAATTGCATCAGAATAAATATTTTTAGCGTTCTTACCTTCTAGTGTTTTTAGTTTTCCCCTGTCACTTTCTGGATTTGACATTTCTCACCTCGCATCCATCTCTAGGACATAATAACTATCATAAATATCTTCACCGCTCAGAGGATGATCTTCAAGAAATGTTTTCTCCCATTCCCAATATTCATCCCATTCTTCATCTGAAGCATCCATCTCTGGGGAATTTACTCTAGCTTTCTCGTATTCTCTGATTTGCTCACAAAGATTTTCTGCATCTTCTTCTGAATTAAAACACCTTACAATCCCCATTCCTTCATAGTCAACCGATCCTATCACAATGTAAACTTTATTCATATTTCACCTCACATCCTCAATAATTTTGTAAATATCGAAACGACCAATTTCTCTCATTTTTAAGATTTCTTGGCAAATGTGACTATCTGAGTTTTGTCTTTCTATTGCCTCTTCTTTTGATTCTGTTACAAGTTGAAGAATCCCATGGGGCATTGATTTATAGGCAATTATTTCACTCCTCTTGACATTTGTGGACCTCTCTAATGATATACCAAACATATCTCACCTCACATCAAATTCGAGAATTAAATATGCTTGACTATATAACATCCATTCTTTAAAACGTCCATTAAAATCGTAATTCTTTCCAAATAAAGATGAAACGTAACGGCTGGAGTAGATTGGTTCGTGCATTTATTTTCCTTTTGGTTGGTTATTTTAATTCACGGGATACTGAAAATCCTATTTCTATATCATCATTTATAAAGTGTTTTGGGTAGCCGCTATTATCTCTCCAGTCTTCAAATGTAGGATATTTGTATTCTGATAGGGTGCGGGTATTCCATGTCTTCAACGTCATATTGACCCCAAATATTTTGCACTTGTTGTTCGCGCAACAGGTTATAGTTTTATTCTTTTTGATTCTCGTCGGGTGGTACGATAACCGCCCACAGAATGGACAGGTCATATCTTCTTCCATAGCTCAACTCCATTGATATCTAAATTCTCGTATACGGTAGGATTATTAAGTATTTCAGTAGCTTGGATATACATCAACGCCGTTTGATGGCGTGTTTCTCCGTGGTGCTTACGCTGCACTGCCATTATCAATTCGTTGTAATTATATTCTAATTCAATTTCTCTGCTTGTCTTGGCTTTCGTAAACTGAGAGAGTTCAAGAAATAATTTATCTATTGTTGTGGTTTCCATATTTCCTCCTTAAAATCCATCAAATTCTGGCAAGCATTTTAATTTTCATTTATTTTCCTAAAAATTCTTTAATTTTAATATAATCACAGGAATTACACATGTTATAAATAGTTAGCCACTTTTCTCCAGTTGCGCTGAATTTTAGTTGCCGACCACTAGAATTACACCTTTCTCCATTCTGTCCAGCCTCTCTACATATTCTTTTAAGATCTTCTATATTGTCTTCATTTTGATTGCCACTACACACTGGACATTCGATGTATTCCATTGCGTCATTATGGTTTATAATTCGGATCATAATCTTACAATTCAATTCATTTATTTTCATGACTTGGTTTTATTTTAATTCACGAAATGCTTTAAAAAATCCACAGATGCTTTGTTCTTCCTCAATATCATAATCAAATATTTTACCAAATTTAGTCCACCAGTCTTCAAATGTAGGATATTTGTATTCTGGTGGAGCGTACATGTCCAACACCTCAAGTAGCAGTCCTTCGCATTGTGCCCACTGGTCATCATCAAGAATCTCTGCCAGCCTATTCCCAAGTGTTTTCAATGGCTGGTCCTTTGATGACATCTTTTTCAGCTTATCACAAAAGCCTTCTCCCCAATTATCGCTCATGGCTCAACTCCCACCCAGCACAAAATGCTATAAACATAGCGTCAAGCAGGTCTGGACCGATATAACTACCGTCTTCGCCTCTTGCGAGTTGTGTTTTCTCCACTTTGAATTGAGCAACAATCCAAGATTCAAAGCTTGATCTTTGTTCTGACAACTCTTCTTCACTCATATCTCCACTCCATCAATATCTAAATTTTCATATACATCAGGGTCGTTAAACATTTCAGTAGCTTGAATATATCTCAATGCTTCTTCTTGCTGTTCTGGTGTGCCAAGTTGAAGCATTACAGAGGCTATTTGATCTTTGGTAGCTTCGTTCATTTAGATATCCTGTCCACAATATGTCTTTTGACCTTCACTGATTTCTAACTCTTCATTAATTCTTTTCTTTAACATCTCAAGAACAATTTCATATTCCGGCCAATCTTCTTCAATCACAATGCATTTAAACTTGCCTCTTCTATTATAAATTCTACATTTATCGATTGTAAAGCAAATAAAATCCAGTCTTCCAATTTCAATGGTTGAAAGAGATTCAGCAATATCTTTATTCTTCAGCACCGTGTATCTGTTTTCTAAATTCATATTCAATCATCCTCTTCCAAAGAAGCTAGCCTCTCAATTTCGGAATCCTTTCGGGATAACTCAAGGCGCATTGCAGCAGCTTGGCAAATAATTACTCCGATTGATTCTGAAGGTAGGTACATCGCTGCAACAGTATTCCCGCTATCTTTAAAGTGAGCAGGCTGACACTTCGCTATCTCTGCCATTATAACTGACAACTTCAGTTTCCATAATTCCTCCAATTCAAGTGTTTAAGTTGTCTAGTTCTTCTAGTTTACTTAATATTGGGTGTGGTGTAAAGGGTTTTTATTTGTGGTCAACAATCTTTATGTTCGTGGCAATCAGAACAACATATCAATTGATGGCTCATGTTATCCGCCTCTGACATATCTTTTGAAACCATGATATTATGATGGAGGAATAATTTAGAAGATTTTTCTTTCTTCCCACACTTCTCACAGAAATTATATCCAAATTCATCCACTTGTAAATCTAACAGTGCTTTTCTATTAGTAGGTTGGTGACACCGAACCCTATCCCTAATATCTCTCATATGCCTCGGTAATAACCAAGCATTGTACACATCACACTCTTGCCTACATTTATCAGAACAATATAGTCTCGAATCACCAGTTCGATGCTTACCATTTATAGCTTTTATTCTATTCCAAATCAAATGCGCCTTTGGATAATGGTATTCATTACATTTAGCGCATCTACAAAGCATCAGCCCATTTTCTCCCTCTATGGGGTCTTCCTCAATGGTTAATTGGTGTCCATACAAACTGAATGGCGCTGGACTATTTCTTTTTTCTTTTAGCCTTTCTTCATTTTCGGCAGTCCATTTTTTCTTCGTTGCTTTGTTTCTTTCTTTATTATTCTCATACCACTGATTTTTGTATCCAGCTATTTCTTCTTTATGTTTTTTATAATAAGCTACATTTCTAGCATCAACATCTTCCTTATTTGTTAAATAATATAATCTATTCCTTTCTTTATATTTTTCTTTATTTTGGGCATAATGTTCTCGTCTTTTTATTCCACTACATTCCTTACATGATAATGTTTTACCATCTTTTTGTCTTTTTTCATTTCCGAATTCGTCTAATTCTTTACTTATCCCACAATCTCTACAAATTTTCATAGCCTAACGACCACTTCTAACAATTTCAGAGTCTAGTAAACTTTGTCCTGTCCCTAGATTTTGCATAACTATGACTTCATTTTCAGCATTCCATTCCCCATCACGCATTTTGCCAAGCCCTATCCTAATTATTTTATTACGTTTTTCCTCATCAGACTGATTTAAAATAAAAATTCCATCTGCATGTTGCACTTTTCTCCAATCATCCCCTATTGATGTGACTTTTGCCGACTTCATTTTTGCACCCTCACGGTTCACTTGGCTGGCTACAAAAATGCAAATACCGTACTTGTGAGATAGTTTGCCAATGCTTTTAAACACTTCGTCAGAGTTGTGTCTTTGTTCGCTGTAAAACCTTTCTGGGAGCACCAGGGCATCGTAGTCGATGGTAATCACTGACGGGAAAAATCCCTCCCTATACTGGAGAGATAGAATTTCTCTTTCGAGATCAGAAATGGTTGCAGAAAACTTTGGGAAGCAGATTGACCTAACCATATCTTTCCCAAACATTAAATCAAACCCGCTAAGTGTTTTTGTCAATTTCTCCGTATTTAAAGCATCTCTGTAAATACTTTCATGCCAAACAGCAGCCTTGAAATCTAGATCATTTCTACACTTACTACATGGCTCATATCCAGAAGATATTGAATCTTCAAATGATGGAATTTCTCCAGAAGAATTTACAAGGGGGATTCTATTACTTTTTATATTACAAGTGCCCATCTGTGATTTTTGGCAATCAATGCAAGGGTAGTTCCAGTTTTGAGCAGAATCCCCAAGCCCCGTAAGTCTCTTATAATACCTACTGGCTACTTGTTCTTGAGACATTTCCCAATTTGCCATAACTACTTTAATTCTATTCATTGCAGCGCAAAGGGCCAATTCGGTTAAGAACCAGCTTTTGCCAATTCCGCTCTTAGCCAATACAACATATGTCCTCGAAGATTCAAAATTTCCAAGTAATTTGCCGATAGCGCCAGGAAGAGAAAATAGTTTATTTTCCCCACTCTTCTTTAAAATATTTTTTGCTACTTCTGGATCATTCAAATTAACGGCGATAGAAGTAGATACTTCTACTTTTTTGTGATTGACTAATTGATTCTCACACTCTGCAACTTCCCCAAGCTTCGCATAACTAGCAAGATTTTCAGACAAGCGCATATATGATTGTTTTTTAAGATAAATTATAGCTTCTTCAATATAAAATTTATTGTTTCTTTTTTCCCCATCTTCAATATACTTCCCTGACAAACCCTGTAAGAAATCTTCTAAGAGTTCTATATCCTCAGATGAGAGCTTTTTCTTCTTCGTATTAAAAATATCAGTGATATATTTCCCAGGAGCGGATTCATATTTATCATAATAATCTTTGCACCATCCAAAAATAATTTTTGCATATTTAATTTCAAAATATTCTTGTTTGGCAATTGGGAGGATAGCGCAGCAGAATTCAGTATCTGTTATGATTTGAGTGATAATGCTTTTTTCTGAATTTTGATCGATTGATCTGGGCCTAATTGAAACGGTCATAAGATATCACAGTTCTCCTTGTTTTAAGTTTCTTTCCCATCCACCCCCTCATCTCTTAGAGGACCGTGATAGTCCTCCTCAAGTCATCATCGTATGCCGTTGAAATCACCCCCTCTAATTTCAGCAGCTTCACGCATCGGGAGACACTTGATTTGTTCACTTCAAGCTTACCCGAAATCTCTTCATTGCTGAGTTTGAGTTGATTGTTGCTATCTCTATTTTGTTTAATAAACTCAAATAACAGCCTTGTAATAGGTGTCATATCCTTCCTCCTTCATATACCTTATCGGCATAAATGTATCAAAACTTTAACGATTTTAAGTGTAGTAGTGAAATAAATCAGGTCCAAAGTGAGCGAAAATATCGTCCCAAAAGCCTACACCCATTTTGAATTCTGTCTGCATAAATTTTATACCCTACCGCATCAAAGACATGGGTATTATTTGGCCCATCCTTCATTTCAGACAAATCAGAACCCTCGCACTTTTCCCAAACTAAATCCATGTTACCAGAATGAAATTTTTCCTCCCACGAATCATCTAAAATTGAGGACATCGCAAAAATCATCTCGTCCAGCACCCAGTCCCAGCGTTGGAACCATAACAAATCTACATCCCATTCATTATTTTTAGGTGGGGCATTGGTTGACTTCAATTCATCTGGAACGTCCTCATCATCCACAAATGGTGCTCCATGCTTGTCCTCTTGAATCATTTTGAGCATTGGCAATATGATAATGGAAAGGGTATGATCTGCGCTCCAAATGTCGTAGTCGTGAATATGAATATTTATTGCTCTCTTCTTTTTAGAATCAATCCATTCAAGAAAAGTCTGGAGTTTGGTGTTGGAAAGCCATTCCCCAATTTTATAGCATCTATCTTCTGATACTCCTAAATGCTGCAAGAGATCGGCAATCTGATACGCTCCCCACCACGAACAATATTTGCCTACAAAAATTTTCATTTATTCTCCTTTAATTCTCGTCCAGCGTTAAATGCATTCATCATACAATCAGACGCGTTATCGCCTCTATACATTTTGGTGTGGGCATTCATCCATTCATATTGGTCTTTCCATTTATATTTTGGTTGGGTGCGGGTGTTCCATTCCCCCAACGTCATAATGATACCACGATGACCGCAACTACCATCTTCATTCCAACAGTACACATGTTCCACCCATACCTTCAAAAGTGTGAGGTATGGCATTACAGAACGGGCAGGGCTTTGGTTTTTTCATCTCCATGATCATTTCCCCTCTCCACACAGCATCCTAGAAGCTTCAAGAATCTTCTCCAATTCCTCAACCTCAACACGAATTTCTTTTTCTTCACTCCCATCTTGAGTTATCACAATAAATGGCCCAGCCCCTTCATCTTCCATCTTAACATGAATTGCTGTTTCACTATAAATAGGATTTTCTTTTGCATTATGAACTGAATAAGCAATTGGCGTGATTTTGTATTCCATTTCTATTTCTCCCTATTCTCAGCAATGAATTGTCTTCCTTCCTCAAGAGCATCAATAAACCCTTGAATATGATCTTCTCCTTGAAGAATCAAACACTCTTCAGTTTCAAGATAACCATAGAACAAAATCTTGAAAATAGTTACAATTTTCTTTTTCCATGTTTTGAGAAAACTGATAAATCTATTTTCTCCCCAAACATAAGTATTGAAAATCATTCGTTTGTAGAGATTAAGTGTTAAATACCCATGGTCAATCTCAAAATCAATCGTCATATCGCAGTCCTTGCTTCCGCACATACAGGCAACTCTATGGGTGATTGCGGGTTGATTCTTCCACTCATTAACTTTCATTACTCTATATGGTGTTTTCAAAATATCATCCTTTTAATATAATTTACCGATTCGTCATCTAACTCGTCAAAATCATTCACGTTTTCTGGTAAATCAATATAATTTATTTCATCTGCCCAGGTGAGATACCCTTCCAGCAATTTCGCTTTCTCCTGGGCCTTCTCTTCATTGTCAAAACAAATATAGAATTTCTTTATTCCTTTATTTTTCAATTTCACGATCTGTTGTTTCGTGAATTGCTGACTCAAAAGAGCTAATGAATTATTCCCAAATCTTAATACATTAAACAAACCTTCAAATAGCACACACTTTTCATTTTTTACGTTATCAAGATTATAGATTAGCTCATTCCTTGGGACTAAAGCCACTTCGTTCTTCTCAAACATATATGGCATGATTGATTTATTGCCAGTGATATCTCTTCCAACCCAATTCACAATTTTGTTATTTTCAAAGACAGGAAAGATAATTCTAAATTTGCCTCTTCCAAAATTTTCTGACCATAGAATTCCGTATTTTTTTCTCAGCGTCAGAAAATCGTATCTTCTCCTTACCAGATAATCCTTAGCTTCTTTTGGAAATAGCTCTGTAAATTCTTGTGGAAGTTTGTAAGAATTTGGCCTTACAATTTCAATCTCTTCCTCTTGATCCAGTATAGAGTCTGGAGTGAGGGAATATTGTTCTAGGATTTGTTTTGCTTTTTGCCAGGAACAATTTTCGATTGCTTTTATTAGTTCAGTCGTAGTGTGTTTTCCGCACACCCAGCAACTTATTTGTTGTTTTTTTTGATTCACGGCTAGGTGATAATTTTCTTTACCACAAAAAAAACAGTCCGAAAGTGCCGCCCAGTCTCCCCCGATATTTTTTCCAGAAGTCTTATATCTTAGGTCTTTATCAGAGAAGTATTTTAGAAAATCAAAATTATTCACTAACTATTGTCCTGTCCCAAAATGGTGGGTCTTTATAAAAAGAATTAAAATTTTCAAAATCTTCCATACTTATGCCCCTTTTGATTGCCCTATTTACCCGTTCCTCTTCTGAACATTCGACCTTAATAATTTCTGCATCTCTTATGATTCCTATAGGAATTTCATCAAACCACGACCCAATTGCCGATATTTCAAATGTGTTGGAAATTTTAAAAGCATCCTTGAATAATTTGACTTTATCTATATTTAAAGACATTGAATCAATTGCAAAATTATATTGAGTATGATCTCTTTTTCTAATAGCATCAGAAAATAATTCCCTATATCTTGACTCTTCCTCTACAGAAAATTGGCTATAAATGAATTTGTCAAAATCTACATATTTTTCCCCACTCAATAAGCTAGATTTGCCAACTGCCATCTTGCCAAAATAAATTTTGTATTTAGGTTCCTTGACTGTCCACCTATGATATGAATAATCATTGCAGAAATATTTTTTAACGTCTACATCGCAATCATATAAGGTTCTAATGGCGCTGCTAGATATATTCTGCAATTTTGGTGGGCATGGAATTAAAATAGTCTTGACATCATTATCTGATAGTTCATTGTTCCAACTTGACATATTGTATTCATTCTGGAAATCCGATTGATTTCTCACCCCGCGAACAATCAATTCTATTTCATTCTTAAAACAATAACCTGTAGTAAGACCTTTATAACAATCGACATTATTGTGTACCGGGACAATATGCCTTTTCCTGGACTTAAAATATCCTTGATCTTTTTCTGTATTCTCTGCCAATAAGATTGTCACATTTTCACCACCAAACATACGACACGTCTGATCAAGAACATATTTATGTCCAATTGTGAATGGGTTAAATGTGCCAGGATATACTACCTTCATTTTATACTCCAATACTGAATTTCAGAATTAAATACATAAAGAATAAATGAAATGTATTATCACACATAATATAAACAAACGACCCAAACGATGTCGTAACTAATTGAATAATTGTAATTGGTTCTTTATTTTCAAAATCTACACCATTGCCTGTTTTAGGAAGCTCTCTATCCCAACTTCTAATATCCATCACTTTCATATAGTATTCAATAACTGGAAACTTGTCAATGATAAAATGTGACAGGAAAATTAAGAGGCATTGAATGAAATTTAATTTAATTCCCTCAATTAATAAAAATCCATAAATTGTAGTGGTATAAATAAGGCAATGATAAGTTGCAGAACTCCAACCAATCAATGAATATTTCTTCTTATTGACGGCAAGACAATATGACTGGAGCAAATAATCTCCAAACAAATGGCCTAAAATTAGTAGGAAAAGAATTTCATTCATAGTGTTTACCTTTATATGTTTTCAATCACGACACTCTCAAGATATTTCTTAAATTTCAGCATCATATATGTAGAAGGCATTTCCCCATTTCCAAAGCAAGAGATAAAACTGTTTCTACCATCCCACTCTCCTATTCACAAAATTATTATTTCTCAATTCTGTAGTTTTATAATTCCGTCAAAAAAACAAACTGAGAAATCTCCCACTCGTCACTTTCATGTCCAACCTCATACATGTAATCATCAATCACGTCAAAATCAGATTTTACTACAAACCCTTTAGAATTATTAATAAATAGGACAACACATCCACAGCTATTCATTTTCATTAGCTTCGGGAACTCTGGAACATTGCGAACAATCCAACTCTTCATCTCATTCCCCTATTCACAAAATCCGTAATGGTCTTTCCCAATTTCCTTCCAGAATGTCATAACTCCAGAAGCAATCTTAACTTCCCAAAAGCATATAGTTTTCTTGCTCAGTTTTCCACCAATAAAACGCTCATCAATTACAATTTCTTGACAGTCTTTCAATTTAGGGATGTTCTGGTAGTATTCATCCGGCTCTGTGTATGTCTGGGCATTTGATAAATAAGGTATACACAAAATTAGCAGAAATAGCAAGAAGAAAAATGTTAGGTATTTAAGCATTTTCACTCCTCCATTTCTGCATTTCCTTATATTCTTCCAACAACTGGAACATATTGTCTCCAATATAAATACAATAGCCCAAGTCTTCCAAATTCATGTATTGCTCACCACACTTCTCACACATATACCAAGGGGCAATTCTAACCTCATCTCCACAAATACGCTCTTCAACATCGGAAATTGGCCCACGACAACGCTTGAATTTCAAACTATCAGCCCCAACATCAATTAACTCTTTACAGGAACAACACCGTTTGCGAGTTTTAGTATTTAGTTTTGTGAAATCTTCACTGGCTGGAATGTAATACCACCCATCACCATCCCAATCTGGACACGAGCACGACAAGCCCATAGTTATTTCCTTTTCTAATTTCATTAAAGTTTTTAGTTAATTATGCCGATAAGATACTATAATAATTAATTCAACCAAAGTCAACATAATTATGATAAGATCATCTAAACATACTCTTAAATTCGCAAATAAACGCAAACTTGCCCTCCTCGAAAAGATTCATGAGGACTTTAAGCAGTGTGTAATTTTGTATATCGATCTCATCGTCAAAGGCGAGTTGCCACTCAAGAAGTTAATGTCATGCAAAGATCTCCATAATGATGTTTTTGAATATAGTTCGTGGAAAGAGTTATCCTATAAAACAGCTTCTGAAATAATCCGCTCAAATCTAAAATACACAAAAAACAAAACATTCAAGCGATATCAGAAACTTTATACCAAGTGTAAGATAAAGGATATCCATCAATCGTTTTTAAATAAGAAATATTCAGAACTAAACATTAATTATTTGAAACGTATTAAAATTGACGTAAAAACTATTTCAATAAATTTAGGATATCATTTATGGAACATTAAGGAAAGCAGTTCATTTGACTCATTTATTAGGATAACTACTCCGTATAAGAAAGATAAGCGCCTATACCAAACAATTAATGTCCCAATTAAACAGCACAAGAATAGTTTGAAATTTAAAGATTGGACTCGAAAAAATACTATTCAATTATCTAAAATCAATGGAAATTTCTACGTCACATTTTTCTATGAGAAAGAACAAGCACAAGTAAAACAACATGGCAAATCAATCGGGTTGGATTGCGGCTATAATAAGTTAATTTCTGATTCAAATGGCTTTCACTATGGTGAGGAATTAAAACAGATTTATGCAAAACTTGCCGACAAAAAACGAGGCTCTAAGAACTATAAACAGCTACTAATCCACAAGAAAAATCTCACTAACCAAATTGTAAACAACATCGACCTTGGGTCGTATAATCTCGTAGTGGTTGAAGACCTTAAGAATGTAAAATACAAATCGAAACTAAATACTAAATTTAAAAACAGACTTCAATATTGGTCTTACAAGCAGGTTCTGGCTAAACTGGCATTACGGTCTGAAGAAGAAGGTTTCTATCTTCTCTCCGTTGATCCAGCATATACAAGCCAAACCTGTTCTTCATGTGGCGTAGTTGATAAGTCAAACGGCGCTATTAATATCCACAATAGAGGCATTTATAGTTCCTCTAACAAAGAAAGTGAATTATTTCGATAATTTATGACTGTCTATAAAAAATGTGCTTTCCAATCTTAATGATTGGCTCACCATAAACAGCCCACCCAGGCTTAACCGAATCAGAATGATATGATGTTGCTGAATCCAATTCCTTAATCCTTAATCCCCTATTGAAGTCTCTAGCAACACGCTTACTCTCTTCCCACAACACCCCATTCGGCTCTTCCTGTTTCTTCTTCAATGTCCAGGAAAACTGGTTTGGGGAATACACGACTTCCTTTATCGTATTCCCCCATTTTCCAGATTCTAGTCTGTTTAATGTCACCTGGGCAACAGCAAGCTTTCCATCATATCCTTCAACCCCAGATTCGTAATAAATGTTCTTAGCGAGGATATGTTCTTCTGGTGCTGATAATTTTACATTATCTGTCCAGTAAAAGTCAAGGTTATAATTCCCACTTAGTTCATTTGTTAGTGTATCTACTTGCTCTTGGAGCTTATCGGCCTTCTTCTCTGCTTGCATGAATCCAATTGCAATTAGAATGTAGAAAGCGATTCCAAAGAGCCAGAGAGATTTTTGATTTTGGCTAGTCATTATTCAATATTCCTATTGGTCTTGTGGCCGGAAATAACTCCCTCAAGATTTCAATAGCCAATTCACCTATATTTTTGTCGGGCGATATTCTTTCTAGTGCAATCTTAAAAATTAAGCTTGCTTCATAATGGCTTAATATTCCAGGCCCGTTCAGCGCTGCCCCATTAATTAAGTTTTCAATGCATTCTTTACTAATCTCCATTTTTTCTCCTATTTAGGAAAACCATATAATTGCAAGCCTTAATATTGTTTGCCACATCCCATTATTGCCCCTGGTCAAATGCAAACAATATATACCAAACCCACAAAATACTAATGATAGAACAATTTTCTCTACAAATATATCTATAGGCATGTTCCCCTCCTATTTAGCCAACCACAAAAGAGTCATTATTATCACAAACCAAAGTGCAGTTAGAAATGTCAGCCATTTAGTTCTACTTTTCATATTTTTCACCTACAATAAGTACCTTGAATGCTTGTGAAAATAGGTTTACTTTTCTTAATTGCTTCTAAAACCAAATCATTAATTACTTCATGATGAACATAATACCCTCTCCTTTATAAAGCAATCGCATTCATACATGCAGCGTGTGCTTCACTTTTATTTATCTCACCACCAAATTGACGCTCTGATAGTCCAATAACCGCTTCCGCACAAGCATGGCGGGTATCTCTATCTTGTTCCTTGAGGGCTATTCATAATCCCATTCTGGCTCTGTTGGTGGCTCATCAAAATACCCAGTAAATTTTTCATCACCGATCCAATACGCCACCTGTCTATAGCCTCCATACTCTGCCCTATGTATTGAATGAGGTCCAGTTATTTGGCATTTTGTGCTGCTTTGGTGCCCTGGCCCATGATATAAAACAGCATGACATTTTTTCTCAATCATTCCAAAACCCCCTGTTGATTCAAGTACTTCGGAAATTTCTCATTAAATGTGCTTGGATATGCTAAATGAGAAACGGTTAATTTTGTAACATCCTCATTCACTGAACTCAACAAGCAACTCATCAAAAGTTCTGCCCTCTTCCTCTTGTGCATGACCGTATCGCCATTCACGTTCCAATAATTCCCGATCTTCTTTCCATTATTACCGAACCAAACACCAATTTCTTTTGAGCATTTCCTGAAATCACGCTCCTGGAATGTTGACCATGAATTGGGAGCAATATCCTTCAAAATTTGTTTCACCCAAACATCTTTCAGAATCATGGTTTGTTCTGGATCGGGATCATCAACCATCTTATCTGATTCAGCCAATAACTTAGCTTCATTTTCATGGTACTCAATAAAGAAGGATTTGTCAATCCTATTATTATATAAAAAATCCTGGAGGCTTGTCTTCTTTAGAGTTTCCTTAAATGATCCTTGTGGTTTGTAATTAAAATTAAGAGCAGCAAATGAGAATTGGTGAATTGAATCCATAATTTGTTTTGGTGTGAATTCAGTTCCGGCATATTTTGCATATGGCGAAGTTGATTCAAAGAATTTTGCATTCATCAACTTTTTTAGCATCTTAACAATTTCAAGATAAATTTTGGCATTTGGGTTAGAGTGCTGCCGCAATCCAAGACTGTTCCAGAAATTGATTATCTTTTGAACATCTTCTGGAACTTTGGCAACGGGTTTAGGTTTCTTTGTGGCAAGTGGTTTTATCTTTCTATTCAATTTAGGTGTTAGTTGTGTTAAATCTGGTGTTGGTTGTGTTAAATCTGCTATTGGTTCTTCTTGCCTGTTTAAGATATCTCTCTGCAAATCTTCGACTTTATACTCAAGACTCTCGATTCTGCTTTTCAATTCATTAATTTCAGTATGGAATTCGTAATCTTCTACCATTTTACATCCCGTTAATTTGATTCATGATAGCATTCTGCTTCTTTTCTAAATCTCCTGCTTTCTCAACCAGCCATTCCTTCTCATAATTAGTTGACATCAAAACCTTATCACATCTCTTGCATTTTTTATAAAAGTGGAAAATACTCCAATTATACTCATTTCTCTCTCTATAAAACTCGACTTCTGGATGACTGCATTCAAGTTGCAGAAGTCGAGTTTCGATACTTTTGATTTTCCTTTCTAGTGATTCCATATCTACAACATGCTTAATCACAATTTCTCTATTACAATTCCAAAAATTGCTCATCCTATTTTCTCCTATTAAATAATTTCCACATTTCGCGTTCTCTACTTTTGCTTTCTGCTTTCTGCTTTCCATCATCCATTTGAAAACAAATTGACGCTCTCAGCTCGTCTTCATTCAATTCGGAGATTGGAATTCCAAATATAGTTGCGTCATTGAATTTATCCCTGTACTTTTCAACCCAACCCGAAAATATTCTTTCTCGAAAATTGTCTTCCATCACGCCACCTTCTCCACCAAATCACTCTGACAATGCCTGCACTTGATTGCCTCCTTCTTGACGAACTCAGCGCAATACGGGCATTTCACCAACCCATCTTCTTCCGCCATGACTTCAAGATTCCTCTTCAGAAATAATGAATGGGGAAAGGCGATAATCCAGAGAAGGAAGCCGTACAAATACCATTTCCACGCGACATATCCCTTAGATTGTGCGATATACGCCGGTAGTAGTGCAATGATCGCTGCAATAAATAGTGTTTCCATTTTCAGTCCTCCACATGAAAGGTATAGCCATACTGTGAATAGTTCTGAATAAGATCATGAAGATTATAGTGAGAAGAACAAGCATTGCTCCTCCCATTATAAATTCCACAATGAGTGGTATGAATTTCCTTACATACAATTCCAATCAATCGCCCATCCTTCTTCACAAAAATCGGCCTATTCACATCAACATCTTTAATATGAACCTCGTCTGTACTGCCGTTCAAAATAATCTTTTTCATTTTTATTTCCTCATTCAATATTTTGCTTTCAAGTTTCTTCATTCTTTTTTCTACATCAAATGGGGCGAATTGGTTCCCATCGTTATCATAAAAAATCAAACCCGAGCATTCTTTATTTGTCGAAGTTTTATTGAAAATTGAAGTTTTTAATTTATCTAAAACCCCATTTGAATCATAAAATTTCATTACAATTACCCTCGTTTAATTAAAATTGAGATTGGGCAGGACTCGAACCTGCAAACTTTCGCAGAAATCAACGCATTCGTTTATCTGCCATAGCCAGTGTGTACACAAAGATGCTCCGTTGCATTACCAATCTCAAACTCTTACCTACTTCTTATCAAATATCACCACACGTGTCAAGTAATACATAAACAAAATCCAAATTAGCGGTCCTCCAACTCCTAATGTTATCCATCTTTGCCCTTGTGTTTTTGCCAATGGTACAAGCTTCATTCCCCATAAGAACCCGAAAATTGTGTAGACTAGCATTGTGTAGGTGTAGATGTCCCAAACTGGCATGTTTACTCCTCTATTTAAGAATGTTCATAAATTTAAGTTGTGCCTTTATTCTTTCACTTGGGGAACCAACCCAAGTCCCATAAATTTCTGGATTTATCTGGCATAAAGAATTTGCAACTTCATAACATTTTTCTACCTCTTCCCTAAAACTATCGTACAATTCTTTTTCCTCTTCAGTCATCATAATTTTTCTCCTCCCTTGTTGAGAGCTACTTTAATTTCATCCCACTGATTTTTATTCATTTATTCTCCCTTTGTCATACGGGTTACAAAATCAAGAATTCTGTGGTGGCGAGTCCAGAACCCACCTCTCAAATCAGGATAATACCACCCATTGGCCCTTTCAACATACTCAAGCAACTGCTCCCACTCTTTCTTGGTCAATTTTGGTTGTTCCATATTTCTTCTCTTTAGATATCGAACTAAATATCTTTCCGGTTGTCAACTCTAAATCCAACCTAGTTCCAAATATAAATTGATCCTAATTGCAAAATGAACAGCCAGATATTTATAACAGTCAACACAATCGTAAATCAAAACCCCATCCTTCCCTTCTGCCTTCCTGAATCCACGACCAAATATTTGCAATTGAGTTCTTTCGGCTTTTCCTCCACCGGCCAACATTACCACATCCAATACTGGAATATCAGTCCCTTCTTTCCATATGGTTGCCACAACACACTTCAATCTCCTAGATTTAAAATTAGAGATAATTGTTTCTCTATCACTTCCCTCTAAAACACCCTGAACTTTTTTATGAATAACCCCCAACTTGTCCAATTCTCTGGAGATTCTATTTAAGTGTTCTATTTCATTCACATAAATTATACAAATCTTCCCCTCATCTGTCAACAACTTCGCTGTGCTAGCAATAATTCTATTCCGAGAATCATTCTCAACAATCCCGTATTTATAGGCAGCTTTGTAAGTTTTCTCTTGACTTATTTTTTCATCTATAGATTTGCTAATTGGGATTCTTAACAACTTTAAGGTTGGGGTTGCTAATATATCCATTTCAATTCCTTTTTTAATACCCATATCAAATATAATCGGACCAAACAACCCCTCCAGCACAAGTTTCCTTTCATTCTCTTTTGGAACGGTTGCGGAAAAAGCAATCCTCATTGGAGCAAGGCATGTGCTTAGTATTTTTTCTAGGGTCGCGTTCTTCGCAGAAGCAAGATGAACTTCATCCACAATTACTAAATCATAATTGCAAGATAATTCTACTAAATTTAATCTGGAATATGTTTGGATGGTAGAAACAACAATATGATGTTTGATTTCTTTTTCTCCACCACCCAACTTAGAAACATCATATCCGAACTTCTTGAAATCATTAGTGATTTGTGTAGCAAGATCAAGATTCGGAACAAGAAAAAGAACGCTTGGATTTTTAAGACGGGAACAAATTGCCATCGCCATATAGCTCTTGCCTGTGCCCGTCCCGGCTTGTATGATCCCTTGCTGATGTCTAAATGCTTCTTCTACAGCCTGTAATTGGTAGTCTCTTAGAGTTATCCCCTCCAATTCCGGCTTCCTTACCGGAGTCAGGATTTCTCTTTCCCCAATCACTTCAAATTCAATATCTCTTCTCTTTGCATAATCTGAAATTCTATTTTCAAATCCTGCATATACGAATTTTTCTTTCTTTCCGTATACAAAATCTTTAGTTATGATTTTCTTGTGTTTTTTGAACGGACCCTTAACCCATATTTCAGACTTATAGGAAAGACACTCCTTGATTTGATCTAATCCAGAAAGTATTTGAAGGCATGTTGGGTCAATTCTTTTTAGGGAGATTTTCAAATCCCAGCCGCCTTCTCTAAAAATTCCCCACAACGGCAATTCCCTCTAACCATAGGTTGTTCCCATCCGTCAGGATAAAGATGAGTGTCTGCATAAACCAAGACAGGAGGAAATCTTTGGCATATTCCTTCAGAAAAACCCTCTTCTCCTATTTTTTCTACTTCCAAAAAACGATCGCAATCATCGCAACATTTTATTTTACTCATTTTATTTCTCCCCAATTTTAATTGATTCAAATCGTTTCATAGCATAAGGCAATGTGATATAACTCCAAGCCCATGAACCAAAATCATTATTCCCAGGAAATCGTTCACATTCTTCAAAACTAATTTCAACGCCATTCATAACGGTTGTTGCTGGTTTAGAAATCTTTTTCTTGAAAACTTCAAATCCTCTTAGATCATTTCCATCACTGATCTGATAGCAAAAAGCCTTAGAATTCTTGCAAATTAATTTATATCTAAAGCCACGGCGATTGAATTCGTCTTCAAGTAGTCTCATGTTTTGCCTCATTTTCCTAATGTTTTAAAGGAAATCAAATTTAAGCTATCATACACGCTCAAATTAGCCGACTTCAGAGATTAATATCCTTCCCTATTACTTACCCATCAATCGTCCAAATACGAGGCTCTATACCTCTAAATTCTGCCTACTCTAGTTATTTCTTCTTAATCCCCATGAATTTTTCCCTAGCTGCAATTTCTCTTGACCAATTTGCATCATACCCAAACTTCTTCATAACCGTCACGCATGATTTATATCCACCGAATCCGCACGGATCGCCTTTCGGGACAATATTGAAGAGTGGTCCTTCTGGTTCATAATAGAAGTCATGATTTTCGTTTTGGTTTATGAGTTTGAACATGATTCACATCCTTGTAGTTATGTTACTTCAAATCTTCTTCAAATTTTCCAAAGCATTTTTCAATTCTTCCGTGACTTCATAAACATTTCCTCCGATATTAATGGTTTCTTTTTCTACCTTAATCCCTGTTTCAACAACTGTTCCATAAACAACATTACCTTCAAGCTTCCCGCAAGTCACGGTATTTTTGCAATTTGAATTCCAAGAATGAGGGGAAACCCCGGCGAATAATTTCAATGCAAATTTCAAAATTCCATTACAGGTTATCGTCAGCCCACAACAAATCCCACCTCTTGCGGCTTCAATGTAATCACCGGCTTTAATGGAATCACCGGCTTTAATGGAATCACCGGCTTTAATGGAATCACCGGCTTCAATGGAACCACCGGCTTCAATGGAACCACCGGCTTCAATGGAACCACCGGCTTTAATGGAACCACCGGCTTTAATGGAACCACCGGCTTTAATCCATAAATGGCCTGATACGAATATCTCCTTAAAGAAGAAACATCCACTAGTTTCAATCTCAAGATTCCCCTCAAATTTAGAAAAATCTTCATTCCCATTATACTCTTTATAGCCATCTTCTCTTTTCTTAAAATCCTTTTCTGTCAAAACCAAAGTTCTCATTTTATTTCTCCTTTTAATAGTTATGTTATTTCAAACTCAATGATTGGCGCATCTGAATCCCAATAACTGGCCGGAACTCATGAGACTTCTCAGCACCAACGAGATCATCAAGACATTTTACTTGGACCTTCACCAAATCGAGGAACCGATCTCCCAATCCTTTCTTATCCAGGTACTCAAAAACAGCGTCAGGTTTTGCGTCTGCTCGTTTTTCTGATCCTGCAATCTTATCAATTCCGTTTTGACCTGAAAGAGTTACACCAACCAGAATTTCCCTATCTGTGTAGTTATCCCTCACGAATTTTTCAATCTCTTTCTTCAATGGCTCGATTTCTTTTTCGAGTTGTTTGATTTTGGAACTAATTTCTGCCGCTTTGTCGATTGCTTGTTCGATTATTGGGTAAATGTTTGGATCAATTTTCTTTTTCATTTCCTTCTCCTTATCGTCAAATAATCTAAAATCTATAATTCAATATACAAAATGTTAATCCTCAAATCAACAACAAAATCTAATTTTGAAAATAAAAATGCCGCCCAAAGATTTCTCCAAGAACGGCATTAAACAAATTGTCAGGTTGGAGTAGAAGCTGTCACACTTCATCGCAATGTTGACTAGACATCACCGCCGCCAGCTTGGGCGCTCCCACCAGACAAACTCTAAACCTATGCAGCTTTCACCAGAGAAGGCTTTCTAACCTTCCTGTGCTTCTTCTCCCCATTCAGATCAGCGAAGAAGTTCTCCACAATGGTCATCTGAGCCTTCGCCCTCTTCTGAATGGCTTTTGCAATTGGAGTAGAATAGAGCAAATCCTTCATGGAATTGAAAGCAATGGTTGTGCCCTTCTTGTTCTCCAATTCGTACACCCTACTTCCTTTCCCGATCTTACGGCTGGAAGTCTTGTACGGGATTTTCAGAAATTCAAAAACCTCATTCAATCTCCCAGGAGTGAGCCGGAATTTGTTGTTGATCTTTGCTTCATTTACCTGCTCAATGGTTCTTTCGACTACTGCCAGATTCGTCATGACTTTTCCTCCTTATAGATTGAGTTTGACGTTTTTAAACTGCTGGCACTACATGGGGCTATATTGCCCTTTAATTATATTCTAAGAAATGTTTTGTGTTTTGTCAAGGGTTAAATCGTAATTAAAGCCATCCTACTACATTTCCTTTATAAACCCCACCATTCACAATATCAAAGGGACTTAATCAACATATGGCTCTGAGCAAAATAAGTCGGGATATTCCTTATCAATTTGGCTTGTTATTACAAATCCACCTCTCATCCCAGCTTTAATTTCGCATTGGTTATTTTGACCTTGGCCTTTCCATCTTCCTTTAAGATTAGAATTTCATTATCCATTATCACTTCTCCTATTTATGAATGATAGTCAATCGTGACACATATCCAGTTCGATTGTGGCATTATTGTCTTCACATATTCAGGACTGTATGTTTTGAATTTATCAGTGAACATCTTAATTGCTTGTTTTACTTTCCCATCCCACTCGATAGGCATGTGGTTTACTCCATTCCACTGATCTTCACAAATCATAAATTTTGCCTCAATAGATTCTCCGTTATGAGAAGGAGCAGCAATAATTACCCGCGAACATGAAAGACTATCCGGGATTTCATCAAACATACAAATAGGGCAGGGCGTTATTTCCCCATTCTCCGTGGGGAAAAGATCGTTCCACATCTTGTCAACAATAGGTATCTGACTTTTGGAAGATAATTCTTGCTTTCCAAATTGAATTCCAGAAACAGTTACCTTCGCTTCCTCCAATCGTTTACAAAACAAGTCGATTTTGTCGGTATCATATCTACATGTCTCTTTTGTCCCGGCCCATTTTCCTCCGATAACAAACCAATTGAAGAATGGATGCCCGGATGAATTCTCCTCGTTTTTCTCATTAAACGGTTCGAGAATTTCAGTTATGGTTTTTTGAATGTCGTTTGTCGGGGGCATAATAACTTCACAATGACAATGCATCTTCACTTCTCCTTCTTCTTAGGCATCAACTTCCCACGTTTAACGATCTTGAAATTCAGATTGTTTGAAATCTCCCACACAATTCCCGGCCTTCCCTTTCTTCCAAAATTAGGTTCGTGTCCTGCAACCTTCGCCTCTCCAGAGGCTTGTGCGAATTTCAGGAGGATTCCTAGCTCTGCCTTGTTGGGGATTATCCCATTGATTGAAAATGTGTTTGCCATTTCTTTAATTGTGGTTTGCATTTGGTTATTCCTTTTCTTTTACAAAACAAATATTAAGTGTATATCCCCCAATAGAAGTCGCCCATATGTCCCAACCATCCAAATCTGGAAATTGAATTTCCGTATAATTACCAAGACTTACTTCTTGGTTCTCGTTAATTGTTGATTCTGTAGATTTCAAAATAACAAATGGGATGTTATTGTCCGCACCGATATAATCCAATTCGGCATATTTGCTTTTTAAATCAAGAGAAACTAAGACGATATTTTCGCATTGATAAATAACGAAAGGATCATTCACCATTATCTTCCCTTGAATAGAAATGATATAATTCATATTAACCTCCTTAATTCTCAGTCCAGTATTTAGAAATCCATTTTACATTTTGTATATTTAAATGTCAAGATCAAAATACAACATTAGTTCCATGCCCAATTCTTTCTTTCCAGTCAGAAATAAACTGGATCAAGCCCTTCCCATCATTTTCATTCTTCATTGTTCCACTCAATAATGCTTTTTTGATGAAGTACGGAAATCCATTTGTCTCTGATAAAGAGCCAGCACAATTCTCCCAAACGTCTTTACAATCATTCTTGCAATAAAACCCACCAAGAACCTTCCAAATCTTTTCAAGGATGAATTCGGCACTTCCCCATGCTCCAAGATCAATCATTGTGTGTGGCAACCCGTATTCATTTGAGTTTGTGAAAATGTTCATCTGGCGTTGTTCAACTTCGCTATCTTCATATTGCTTAAATTCAAAATCTAGGATTGTGTATGAGCAAGCATGCGTTGATCGCATTTTTAGATTAGCCACTCCATCCATATTCTCAAGAATGGTTTCTACATCTTCCGCATTATATTTTGCATTTGTGATTATCTTTGCTGAAACGCCCATTTTGGTCTCCTTTTCTAAAAAATTCACATGATATAGTTATGTAAATCCATTTTCAATAACCGATCTATCTGCCAATTCACAGAAGTCGATCTCATAAGCTGCATAAGCATAAGCAGCATCAGCAGCAGCAGCAGCAGCAGCAGCATCAGCATAAGCAGCATAAGCATAAGCAGCAGCAGCAGCATAAGCAGCAGCATAAGCAGCAGCAGCAGCATAAGCATAAGCAGCAGCAGCAGCAGCAGCATAAGCAGCAGCAGCAGCAGCAGCAGCAGCGCTGCTTGGGTTTTTTAGATATTCCCGTGCTGCTAAAATAGCCTCCAAAACCCGCTTATCTTTTCCATTATATTTTTCCCATAAAGGATAAACTGATTCAGCGCAGAGAATAGCAAATAAAACTCTGACTTTATTATCTCTATCGGAATTCACCCATTTGGGATAATTTATTTTACCAATAACTTTTTGTTGGAAAGAACCAACCTTCCCAAAATCTTCGCAACAAATATCTCCTTCAATCTCCCACAAAACAGGGTTATTAATATTGGCATGGTTGGAATTTAATAGAAAAGCTAAATTAATATTCTTGTAGGCGTGAAAGACGTCAGAAGAACAAAGTCGGGGGTTATGTTTTTCTTCTTTTTTATGAATTTTACCAATAATTCCATATTTATATCCATCATGAGTAGTGCCATCTTGTTTTGTCAATTTGTAGAGTTTCATTCTTTTATCTCCTATTTGATTGTTATGTTTGTTTTCAATAACCCAAGACAATATCTCTGTTCTGGCGAATAATTTCTGTGTTCATGTAACAATTCTCAAGAGTCATATCCTGCCAGGGGATTGTAGGTGTTTCATTTTCCAGCCTGCCAACAAACTCCCTGGCTTTCTTCTTTAATTCAAATGGAACAATTGCCCCACCTGTTTTAAGATGTGTTACATCCCACAATGTTCCACCTCTGATGCTAACTTTATGAATCCCGAAATGCTCAGAGACATAGCCAGAGACTTCAAACAATTCCTTATTCATGTTTATGCAATTGAATTTAGATTTTTTCATGGTTGAATCCTCTATTATTTAATTCCGAATTCAGCTTCTACAACATGTTTGTAGTAATAGTGAAATGAGCCATAAGTCTTGACTGTTTCTTTCTTCTCGTTGTCGAAAACAAAAATGGCCTTTTCACAGATACATGCACCAGAGCAATTATTCTTAAAGGGTTCTTCTCCAAAAACTCGAATCTCAAGCAAACCATCGGGATGATTTTTGAACTTGTGAATTGCTGTCCGAACATAACGCTTGAAATATATTGGGGAGGCAAAAACCCTAACGACAAGACCAGCAAGGTCGTCATCTTCAATAATCTCTTTAAAATGACTGTATTTGTCCATATTGAGTAGGTATGGGATAACAAGACGCTTTGCATTATCTACCCAGGAATAAGCTTCCCCTAAATACGTTTCCACTTGAACTTTCTGGATCGGTGATCTGAAGAAAATACCCTTTTCAATTTTTGTTTCGCTAATGATAGAAAACATGTCTAAATCCCTCCTATTTAATTTAACAAAATCTAAATTCCTTTTCCATGATTTAAGTATACAAAATGAGGCTGAGAAAATCAAGGATTTATTCCGCATACCATCCTACCCACTTATGTTCGTTCATATTCATTTCAACTTTTCTCCGCATTTCTGGTTTAATTTGGCAGTAGAAGCAAGAATCACGTTTGTAGTGGAGTATTTGGTGAACATTACAAAAAGCCAAGTAGTCATGGCCTTTCACAAAATCTGGTTCTGCTGGACACTGGTAGTATGTTACGTCACGCCAGTATAAGTCAATGATGAATTGTTCCTTCTGTCCCTCAGTCAATGCAAGGAAATCTTTGTCGGTACAATATCTGCGCCAAGATGTATCCCCGTATCCTTCATTGACGGTTGGGTAGTTTAAACCATATATCTTTCCATCACTTCCACGGGCTAGATAGCCAGTACCGACTTCGCCAGTGAACTCGCCGTTGGCATCTGTACGTTCCTCGAAGACGGTCAGTTCAAGGAACTTAGGCTCGACTTTAGAATGCCCAGTATAAGGATTGTAAGGAGCTACGTTTACTACCAAGTATTTGTTACCCATTTCTAATTTCATTTTTCATTTCAATCCTCCAAATCTATTTTAAATAACTAAATCCTATTTACAATTTCAATATACAAAATCTAAATTCATTTTGCAATACATTTCCTAAAACTAAATTGAATATTCTAAAACTAAATTCATTTTCAATAAAATCAATAACTTACAAAAACTAATTTCTATTCTTTCAACTATTCTGGCACAAATTACCACTTAATTCCCCAATTCCCCACTAATTTTAAAAAGTAAGGTAAACCTATACCATTGCATTTAAGACAACAATAAAACTAAATCATTCCACTAAACGCAACATAGATATATTGTATATTTAATTAAAACAAAATGCAAGAGATAATGTAATACAAAATAGAAGAATATCACAATAGGATAACTAGGAAGGGGAATAGGTATGATTGAACCATAGAGAGATAGTGTGTAATGTTCTATTAAGAGGGAAAAGAATGGCGTTATAGAGTTCATTAATTCAGGTTGTCAGTAAGAATCTTTTACCTGTAATGATCCTGTAATTTAGTGTATATGCTTCCCTAAATTCAGGCGAAGAAATCCTGTAATATAGTGTAATATAGTGTAATGATTTAGTGTATAGGGCAGGCCACACACTTCCCGTTATGTTGCATACTTTTTGATGCACTGAAGCAAAATTGCTGCACCCCGGAAAAATTCACACACAATCAGTTATGTAATTCCAAAAACAATTCACACGAATGTAGTTATGTCTTTTGGAATTAGTTATACGAAATGGAATAGATCAATTAGGGATGTTGCTTGAGGGTAAAACAATAGAATTGTATACTTTAGTTTCCAGTGCAGCAATTTTAATGCACCACTTCACCGGCCTTGCACCGGATAGCTGGAAACTATACCCTTATAAAACGTACAGGAAGGCTTGTATCAGCAGTCTTTGTCTATTGCCATATCTACCTATAGGAAATAAAAGGAAGCCCCTCATCCGTCAAGCTGAGGGGCCATGATTGTTTTGTTTAGCAACCATATTTCTTTAGGTTTTTTCTAATCGCCTTTGCCTCTTTCCTGTTATGCCAATATGAATTATTGCTACAAGGAACAAGCGAATTGTCGTGGAAGGAAGATACGCAACCTTGTACAATGTTCCCTTTCTCGTCATATGAGCGATATGGATTGTATTTATCTTTCCCGCATATATTACAAATGTCTTGTCTCATTTTCTTCACCCTCCAATGCTATCAATTAATTTTTCGGCACGTTTCACCGCATAATGATCCTTGGACAACTCCCCAGGGAAATACTTTATCTTGTCAATTAGCTCGATTAGAGATTGCAGCAGGTCATTGTTTATCTGCGCCGGGAAGTGTGTGTTATTTGTATAATATGCATCTTCTGCCTTCTCGAAAGTTGTTTCCTTCCATCCTATTTGTGTAGATAATGAATACTCTTTTTTCATTTTCTTCCCCTTTATTTGTTAGTTATGCGAGTTTTCCATCTTCTGTAAATTCATTGAAAAAGTACAATGTTCTGGTTGTCGTTTCGGTTCTCATATTGCCCCCTTATTACATTTTAATACTTTTATAGAGTTTTTCCGCTCTCTTTGCTGCCCCTGCTCCGTCCCAGTAAAAAAACTGTTCCCAGTGATAGCCACTATCATCTTCCCACCTCACGTTTATACAATTATGGGAATCATCCTCAAAGATTGTTTTTCTCCTTTTTTTATCTTCTGACCATTCTTCCTTTCCATACCCGCAGGCGTAGCCGTATTTTGTGGGAAAACCGTTTTCCTTTAAAAGCTGTTTCATAATTGCCACCTCATTTAGTGTACAAAATATTTATTTAATATTACAAAATGCTACCACTTCCAGCGCCCACATTGCCGCACCCCGTTTTTCCAGTCCTGGTTTTTCTGGAATACTTCAGCGGCGTATAGCATTAGGTCGAGCAATACAAAAAATCCAATGATGATTATTATTGATAGTGGGTAGATCATTGTTGGCCTCTTCCAATCTCAATGCCTCGGATAAGAGCGCAAAGCTTGTCAAACAATTCCCTCTTTGTTCCCCTACTCAAGACGCTATTGACTCCGCCCCCGTCATTGCACATTTGTTCCAGTGCATAACCACCATAAGCAATATCAAGGCGATAGTTTCCCACGTTTGCCCGGTGTTTCCCGTCCTCGCCCTTGCTGTATGGCGTAAGCGGGTTTTCGGTTATCGTGTTTAGTCTGTCAATTCTCATTTGTAGCATCTTCTCTGTGATCCTTTCCATCTCTCAATCTCCTTAATTTGTTTTTAATCGCAAAAGTCTGTTAATTCGTCTGACCAGAAAAACTCTTTTCGCTTTCCCGTCCTACATAGATATTTATCAGAATCCGGGAAATACGTCAATAGTCGAATCCATATATCTGTACCTTTTATCCTGGCCTGGTAGTATCGGCTTTTCATTTTCTCCCCCTATTCTGCAATGTACAGCAAGGTTAATATTTGAGCTGCAATGTTCACCAACTCCCTATTCTCTACCGGCTTACATACCGGAACACATCCCGGCTCGATCTTAACTGAGCAAACAAGATATTTTGGGCAATTCTTGTAAGTGCAATGGTTCGGCATTTCTAGTACCTCCTTCCGTGTTTGTTCTTCCTGTATGTATCGTGCCGCTTGCTTCTCTCTTCCATGTTCCCAGCTGCCTTTTGTGCTTCCTCAAGGGTGTTACATATAGTGTCAGAGTAGGGGGAGCAGACTCCATTGACATACAGCCTGACAAGAAACGTCCCATTATCCTGTTTAGCTATCTTTGCCTTTGCTCTGCTCATTGCCGTATCTCCTTAAAACATTTTATTGAGTAATGCGATTACATCTGCCCATGCGCCAACTGCTACCACTGCCAGGATCAATTTAAGCATTGTCGTCTCTCCTCTTGACTACGTTTTACCACATCCATTGTTTAATATAACTAAATACGCCCACGTTTTGCCATGCGGTAAAACTCTCTCCATGCTCTCCACTCAGCAGTGTGTGCAGGGTAAGGGCAATCAACATAGTTGGCTCCATTGAGATAAGTGGCCTTCCCTTCAATCCTTGCCTGTTTTACTCGGTCATATGCTTCCATTGCCTTATCTCCTTATTTAGTAATATTTAATGCTCTTGCCTTCTTTTTACCATATCCATATATAGAGTCAAGCATTTTTATTTATTAAATGCATTTATTTTGTAGAATTAAATTAAGTATGCAATATCATTGAATAAGTTTAATAACGCTACTACCCATTGACAAAGTATGTATCATTTAATATAATAAAATAAAGAGATGTATTAGATCACACAAAGAAAGGAGGGAAACGCCATGACAACTACAACACTACACATAAGCACACTCGATACAGTACGTCACTATACCAACCCGCTGCATATATGGGCACGGTTGATGAAGCTAGGCATGAGCAAGGAAGGGGCCAAGCGTATAGTGGTGGTATATGAACCTTTGTTTAGGGCGTTGCTAGGATAGTGCATGATGCTAGGTGCATGATGCTAGGTGCATGATGCTAGGTGCATGAGTGCATGAGTGCATGAGTGCATGAGTGCATGAGTGCATGAGTGCATGAGTGCATGACTAGTGTATAGCAATAGCAGGGCATACAGGGGCGTATCGCGTTCTAGGGATCATAGAGCGTGCAAGGTGACGTGCTAGGGCTATAGTGTAGGGATGTATGGCTAGAGGTGTAAACGTGGCGTGGTGACGCTCCTGTAACCTCCTGTGGGGAGGCAGGGTATCAGGGGGTATGGGGCTTTATTTACCGAACACCCCACCCCCTATATGGGAGGCTCGGCATTATTCACACCATTTTATATTTTCAAATTCAAAACACTTCAATCTCGGTAACTACCTTAACCGGATGTTATAAAATCTTTTTTCAAGTAATAACATTACTACCCATCTAAAATCTCCGTGCCGTCTAAACGGTAACAATGAACTTCCTCGAATCCATCCATAGGGCAATCCCGACAATATACTTCTACTACAACAGTTCCTGGCAAATCATGGTCTTCTCTATCAACCATCTTTTCTTTTTTACAAATAGGACAACAAAGTGTTACGAGATCACTGGGAGGTATTTTTAGTTCCCATCCAATTTCCAACCCACAACCCTTATCTATCATCATTTCAATTGGACTTCTTGCCATAATAATCCTTTTCATAACACATTCATTATAAAATCATTAAACAAATATAATATACAGGTTATACCCAATCTTATCCATGGGTATGGGTCTTAACGTAGGAAATAAACCAGATTCTGAATACTGGATGTCAAAATATTATAATATTTATTTTCTGGTTGAAAAAGTTCAAATGCTCGGAATAGGCATAAAACTATGAAATAACATTTTACAGTTTGGGCACCCATAAACATAGTGTTGTTCTATAAATGTCCCCATATTTCGTTCAGCGAAAGACTCCACATTGAAAAATCCACGCTCTGTATTTTTTTGGACTCCATTTGTATACAAGCATGAGTGTTTACAATTAGGGCAACAGAAAGTTTCCTTTCTCTGAATCCTATCATCAATGCTAATATCAACGTGTACTTCATTTAGTTTTGTCATAATAATTCTATGATCGCCAATATCCATAATATAGCCTTCAACCACCCTGGCATTGGAGGAGAAGGATTTTGAATGTTCTTGTTCATTTGCCTATATGTGAATCCTAGCATTACTACCACCCCCTATTTGTTCTGATTATAGGAAATGTTCTGGATTATGTCAAGATTATTTTAAGAGTGAGATTAGGAATATAAATCCAAGTAAAGCCCATACAAGAGGCCACAAGGTTGGTTCTTTATCATCTTTGTCAGGTTGATACTTAGGTTTTAAATCCCATTTGTATTTATTCCTATGAACAACATATTTCAGAAGTTTTGTTCCACCTAGATATTTGCATCCTATTCCCATCTCATTCACACCAGTTTTTAAGTTTTGTTTCGCCGTGATACTCAACAGCCATATTTCTTTTAATCAATTCTTGTGAAAGAAGTTTATTGTCATATTCAACATCTGCAAGGATTCTGAAATACTTTTCCCTGTTGATATTTCTTAGGTTAATGGTCTTGGCTTGTTTCATTTCCTGTTTCACAAATTCCTTAACTTTTTTTGCAAGTATAGATTCTTTCTCGCATTTTCCTTTAATCTCTGGAGTGTCAATGCCATTTACCCTGATTGGGATTTTGTCTCCAATTATAGGATGGACTGATTTGATGTTGAATGTGATTGTATCTCCATCGTAATTTTTTACGTACTCGACATCATTCAGGTCTCCATAGCCACTTGCATGGGCGATAGTTGCGTTCAGGAAAAATATAAGGGTTAATAATTTTTTCATTTTAGAACCTCATAGAATTATAATTTCCTTAATACCATACTCTTTCATTATTTGCAAGCAATCATCACAACAATAAGAATGCCCAATTAAATATAAGGTAGCCCCACTAGCATATTCTCCTGCATTTATACAAGCGTTTACTTCAGCATGATTAGTTTGCCTACATATAGATTTGCATAACTCATATCCAATGCCAGACGGCATATTGTCTCTTGGGCAAACAAATTGAGGATTATTACAAGAATTAATTCCTATAAATATTTTATTTCTATTCTTTATAATTGCTACGACATCTTGTTTAACACACTTACTCATATCAAATCTCTATGTTTTTAAAAATATGCACAATTACGTTTACCGTCCAACCATTCCCTAGCATTTTATATCTTTGAGCATTTGAAACATAATTTGTGTAATTATCTGGCACTGTTTGTAATCTTTCGCACTCGATTGGGGTTAATTTACGCCACTTCATTTCTGATAAAGTTATCTTAGGTTCTCTATGTCCTCCTGTCATAGTGGTAAGTGTCGGACACTTACCAGAAATATCGTAAGTTCTTTTTATACAGTCAAATCCATTTAAGTCGGCTTCTCCTGTTTGGACGCATCGTTGGCTATCATATACAGCATAATTTCCGTTAGTGCATTCCCTCAGAGAACCAAATTTATCCTTCTCTTGTACTCCACCCTTATTCCATCCATGAGGTTTCTCAAAAACTAATTGCCTTCTACAATCTGAAAAGTTACTTTTCAGATTCCCCCTTTTAAAATAATTTGCATCTACGCAATAGCTTTTATCTCTATCAATAAGCCCATTCTCAATAATGTCTTTAAGAAAAATACCATTATCTTCCGGTTGCTCAACATTAGGTATATTCGTCCAATATAATCTTTTTCTATTTTGCGCAGAAACCAATGCAGAATTTATTTCAATCGGTTCAAATCCTAAATATTCAGAAATAATATCTTTACTTTCTTTTTTCATCCTAACATTTTCAAGCAAGAAATATCTAGGATTTAATTCTTTCAAAAGACGAACATATTCAAAGAAGAGCTTACTCCTAACATCCTCGAAATTCAGTTGTTTTCCAGCAAAGCTAAATCCCTGGCATGGGCTGCCACCAATTAACAAATCAATTTTAGGTAAATTAGAACTATCTACTTTTGTCACATCTCCTAGCTGAATTGTATTTGGGTAATTAGATTGAGTTACCTTAATAGCGTATTTATCAATTTCACTAGCAAAATAATTTTTAACTTTTATTCCCGCCCTTTCTAATGCTATCTGCCCACAACTCATTCCGTCAAACAAACTTAAAACATTAATTCCTTCGTCCATAATTATCCTAAAATCTAAAGCTTAATCTTATGCTACCACCAGTCAACTCAGTATTACCATTTATTTCAGAAATGTCAAGCGTGAAATTCGGATAGATCGCCATTTGTTTCTTATTTTCTTGCTTTGACCGTGGAAGATAGAATTGAGAAGAGGCATCCAAGGGTTCTTGATTTAGGTTTAAGGCAAATAGTAAAAATAAGGAGTGGTATTATTTTAGTTTTCATTCCACCCTCACTGCATCTCCACCACAACATGGGCAGATATTAGCTATTGTTCCTTGGACTGAACTAAACACTGTATTACATTTTCTGCATAGGTAGTTAAACATAGTGCCTCCTATTTTCTAATTATATCGTCTGATCCAACTCTTCTTATAATTAGTTTCGTTTCAAATCTCTTTCTCTTAACTTCTTGCGACAATTCCCATTCAGCACGGCCTTCTCTTTGCCGTATTCTTTTAAGGCGAAGCCGTTCTCTTCTCGCTGCTTTCCTTTTAGCAGTTTTACTAATTGTAGTTGGTCTTACAATCCCATGTTCGCCTTCATGACATATCCTGCATAGAACGATCAAATCTTCTGGTTCTTCATTCCCGCCAAAATTCTTATAACTCAAGTGGTGGACATTTATTCTCACAGTGCTCCCACAAATCTCGCACTTCTTCCCTCTTATCATGAAAAGGTCATTCTTTATAACTGCCCACTCTTTGCTGTCGTAAAACTTATTCGCCATCGTCATTCTCAACTGGTTGGTTGTTTAAATACTTTTCTACTAACCCTAAAAATATATCTTGATTTAATGAAATGTGTACGGTTGGCTCTCCGTTAAATTTAAAAATCTTTGTCACAACAATATTCATATCTTCCAAGATTTTAATTGCTCTGACATATTGACGAATAGTTATTCTACATTCATCAAACCAATCTTGTCTTCTTTTAGCAAGCCATTTCCTGTCTTCTTTCAGGATTCTTAATTTTGTTTGGCCGGTTTTCCCTGGTAGATGCCAATAAATAATTTGAGACAACAACAATCCAGCAACTAGATCGTCAACAATGTCAACGTACATTAACCCAAGGCTAACACAGCGACTATTGTTATTGAAAATAAGTCCATGCTCTTCCATGTGATGAAACCCACACAATATTTTTAGGTCGGTTAATTCTTCGTTTCCGCCAAACCTGTCATAAGTTAAGTGGTGAACTTGGATTGATTCTGTCTTCCCGCAAATTTCACATTTCCGTCCTCTTACAGAAAACAGATTCTCCTTGATAGCTTTCCATTCTATAGAGTTATAAAATTTTTGTCTATCTTCCTTAGTTTTCCACTTTGCCATATACTTCTCTTTCTTTTAGTATTTGTTATTATCTAATTTTAAACCTATTTCGGGACTTACGCACCGATGTATATAATATTAAGTAGATAGTAGTTTATATTCTTTTACTATACAACCTATATTATTTATACAACGACTAATTAAGAACTCCTTGTTATCCCTTCCGATAGGAATAGAAGTCAACAAGCTAAGAAAGAATCACACGAATTATCAGGCGAGTTTTTAAAGTGTCCCAAGCACTCACCGCTTTCACGGCATCGTATACGTAAGCCTGTTTTGGATTTAACACCAGCTATTTGCTGATTATCTCTTCCGTAACCCCGTCCCATATTACGTCTTGAGGGCTGTGTGATTCTTTTGCCGGATAAGCGCAACCTCGCATTACTTTTTCACCACTTCCGGCGTGGTACGGATCAGTAAGTTAAAATCAAGAACCGTCTGTTCACCATTAAGTACAAGGAATGATGGATTTCTACACCTTATCGGCATTTCTACCGAAAACTTAAACGAAAAGTAATCACTAGGCTAGAAAAGTCAACTAAAGAAACAAAATAAATTAAAGTTTTTAATGAAATATTCCGATAAGTGATTGTATAGGCTAGAAAAGATATTTAAACGACTTGACAAAAGAATATATTGTGATTATAGTATGTGAAATTGAACTGGAGGATTTAAATGTCCTGCACAAGACAATGCTTTAATAGAAATGACCCATACTATGACCACTCAGATTGTAATACATGCCCAGGAAGAGATAAAAACATTAAAACTTCTATCGAATCAAACCCAACCTACATCCCACTTGGGACAAAATGCTATTTCACCCACTCAGTTTCATCGTATAGCCAAGAAACGCACTATTGCCCGTACTGGAGTTTAGTCTTAAAGAAGCCTCAAGAGCAGAATGGATTTTGCCACTACCTAAACCAAGGTGATTGGGAATATGGGACAATGATTTGGGATGGGAATAAGGAATGCAATGTAAATATCGGAGAAGAGAATAATATTTCAGGAGATTAGGATGTTTCAGGAAGATTTTGAGGAAGATGCAAGAGAGAAAAGAGATCATAGCAATAAATCAAAGAAAAAGATCAAAATTAGAGACAGATTTGGAAAATCGAGAAAGAGTAGGTTTGAGGAAGAAGATTCTCTTAGGATTTTAAAAGATTTTGAACGAGGGAAGGAAGAGATATGAAAAGTTTTGATCAATTGTTCGATGGTTCAGACGCTCATTTAATCGGGAATATTTTTATTTGCGAGCAGTGCAGAAAAACTAAAACGAGTAATGGTTCAAGAATTCCTAAGTGTCATAGAAGAAAAATGGTAGAATATGATTATACCTCTGATTACCATGAAGGAAGTCTTGATCATATTCATTGGTAAAAAGCTCATATAACATAAATACAACAAATTATTAAAGTTTTTTAAGTAAAATGCCGATAAGATATATATAAATTTAACGGAGGAAGTGTGAAAACTTAAATAAGATGAACGAAATTTTAGAAAAAATAGAAGAAACAATCGAAAATTACGAAGAAGAAATCGTAAAAATGGAAGAATTTATTGAGTTTTTTCCTGAATCAGAAGCGATTGCTATGATTAGAAAGGAAGAATTTGAGGGATTTATCGACGTTTTAAAAGAGATAATTGAAGAATTTAATGATTGAAAAACCAAAAAGAGTCTCTAAAAAAGAAAAAACTGCTGTAAAACAAGAATATATTGACACTGAATTAGAGATAATTCAAACTCAACCATACGAACCTGAAGAATATATTGCAGCAGTCAAAGAATTAGATGGCATCACAGACAAGGATGAACTCCCCTTCAAGGTTGAGCGATTCTGTAATGAATATGTGATTCACTACAACGAGGAAAAGGCAGCGCAAGAGGCTGGATGGCCTATTTGGAACGCCGCTGTGTTTGGACGAAGGCTTCTCACAATCCCGCGTGTGAAACGGGAAATTGAGAATAGGCAGAAGAAGATCACCAAGAAGCTTCAAATCACTCAAGAGCGTGTCTTAACTGAATATGCTTCGGTTGCCTATAGCAATCTCCAAGATTATTATGATGAAGAAGGTGTTCTAAAGCCAATACAGAAATTGACACGCGAACAAGCAGCAGCAATCCAAGATATTGTATATGACCGAAAGGGGAATCCAAAAAGTTATCGATTGCTCCAGAAGAATTATGGCCTTGATGCTCTTTCCAAGAATTTAGGGTTATTTGATAAAGATGCAGAGAGAACATTGCCAGTCGATTTTAAGCAGTTTCTTGCAATGCTCCCCCAAGAAACACAAGACAACATTCGGGTCTCGTTAGCTAGGCGCATAGGTGGAAATAAATGAGATTTTTTGAAAAAGGAACTGATAGGATTCTATATCTTGAAGTTGAACAAGATTGGGAGATGTGGAAAAAGGGAATAATGACATTTCATACCACGGATAATAATTTCTTGCATTTTGCTAAGATGGAGAATGTAATTCCTACTTTTCTTCGTGATGATTCTTCAGAAATTAAAGAGAATAAATAATGTACTCTGATCTTGGGATAGATTTTCTAATCCGATGTTTTCATTTCGGTGATAATTTCTCGATGAATTATTTTAGGGCTTTCTTTGTAACAGAGGAAGATGTTATCCCATTGTGCGATTGTGTTGGTGGTCATAGAACAATTCAGAAAGCCAGTGATTGTGTTAAGGTAATTAAGCGCGGCGCATATTTAGTTGCGAACAGACTATAGGATTTTATGACTGAATTTGACGATGCCGCCTTAGATAGCTTGATTAAGGCATTTGGCGAAGATGAGATTAAAAACTCTCTTGGAAATGATCTAACACAATACCAGAGCGATCCCGTTGGATTCTTTAGAGAGGAATTAGGGATTGCAAATATCCCTCCTGATCTTGTCATCATTGCAGAGTCGGTCAGGGACAACAAAGTAACTGTTTGCCAATCAGCCACGGGAGTTGGGAAGACGTACATCGCTGCCGCTGTTTCTGCATGGTGGTACAAGTGCTTCCCACAGTCACAGGTAATTGCTACTGCTGCACCACCAGAGGAGAATTTGAAAAGCAAACTGTTTAGCGAAATCAATGATATGGTTCTTGCCAACAGAAAACTTTTCAAGACAGATAAAATTCTCACTCTTAAAATAACAGATGATGTAAGTTACAAAGAAGGTGAAGAATCAGAAGGAAGTAACAAACATTTTATTCTTGGTAAGACTGTTCCTACTTCCGGCAGCGAAGAGGAGAGAGAGTCTAAATTCTCAGGTTCTCACGCCCCATTTTTACTTTTTGTGAATGATGAATGCGATGCCATCCCGAATGAGGTATTTAGAGGGGAAGATGGTTGTTTATCAGGTGATGGGAGTAGGCAGTTAAATCTTTATAACCCTAAAAGACGCTCTGGATGGATATATGATCAAGTAAAGAACCAAAGGGCAAATGTAATAATCCTGAGCGCGTTCGCTCATCCGAATGTCATGACCGGAGAAAATGTAATTCCTGGGGCTGTTTCGAGAGATAAAACAGTAGAGCGTATTTACGATTGGACAATTCCTCTAAAGGAAGATGAAGAGCCAGATTCATCTTGTTTTGAAGTACCGGAATTTTTAGTTGGTTGTATTGCCATATCTCCATCTGGCAAAGAGTATCCACCGCTTGAAGGTGGATGGCGCAGGATAATTAATTCTGCATTTTCGTATAAAGTGTTGGGCCTGTATCCCACCAGCACTGCAAATTCTCTATTCTCCGAAACCGATATTGATAATGCGGTAACAAGATGGAAATTATATACCGCTCAATACGGGAAAGATGCAATTAAGGGAATCAAGCCAATTCTTGGTTGTGATATAGCAGATGAAGGAACTGACAATAGTTGTGTAGCTAAGAAGTATGGCAACTATGTCGCTGGCTTCGACATGTGGCGTGGGATTGATGTTGATTTATCTGCCGACAAAATAGCAAAGATATCTGCTGAATTAGACGGTCAACAGATCAATGTAGAAAGCGACGGAATTGGCGCTGCTATCCCTCCAAAAATTTCCAGAATGTTTTACTGGAAATGCTGTAACTCTGAATGCGAAGGTGTTGATAAAACATATACAGACGAAGATTTCTTTAAATGCCCAATTTGTCATAAAGAAATGATTCGTCAACACTTTAATGTAAAAAAGATTTATGTTTCTGCTCCAAGCGATAAGAAGTGTGATATAGGCAGATTTGGTCTGATTCGCGACGAGCTTGCGTGGAAAGTTGCCGAATGGTTAAAGAAAGAGCCTTCCGCAATGATTCCAGATGATCCAGAATTGAAAGAGCAGATGATGGCATATGACTATGGAGAAGATCAAAATTCTGGAAAAATTAAAGTAAGCGATAAAAAGACAGTAAAGAAGAAAATAAATGGGAATAGTGACGATAAATTTGCTGCTTTAAGAATGTGTTTCTATGAGCAAGCGACACCAAGGGTAAGGCTAATATAAATGGCTGGTATAGCTCAGTCGGTAGAGCCTCTGCCTTGTAAGTAGATTGTCGCGGGTTCGATTCCTGCTGCCAGCTCCAACTTTTTAAAGGACAAAATGAATCTCCAATCTCTAAAACACATCTTCTTTATTTTAAGATCACTCCTATTTCCAATTCAAGAAAGAAAAGTGGAATTCAAATTCTATGAAGAGACATTGCAATACTCATTTCCAAGAGGGATGATGGTTGAATATAATGGGATTGAATTTTATGTCCTTGACTACTCTTCAAGTGAAAATTTTATAAATAAAGTAGCAACACTCAACGAATGCAAACTCTATATTCATTGCGAATATTTTGATATTGAAAAGAAAGAATTTTTGAACAAATCATTTCACGAAGATTTTTTGAGAAATCGTGTAAAAGTAAATCAAGCTCTTGAGGTTTAAAATATATGGGATCACCGTTTGATTTTGAGATAAAGGCGAGGAAGGCGGGAAACTATCCTGTCAGAAAATCACCATTGCCGCAATTGAATAGTTGGCAATACGGCAGGGGGTTGTATAGCGATGATGACTTCTATAGCATGATAAATGCTTATAGAAGTTGGGTGTATGTAGCGAGTTCAAAAAATGCGACTACGGTGGCTAATGTTCCCCTGCGTCTCTACGTTGCAAAGAACAATAAAGGAAGTTTAAAAGGTTATCCTACTAGAGCAGTAAGTAAGGCTCAGGAGATTGGGATAAGGGAAAATGCCTTCTTGTCCAATATTCCTGCTGTGAGGAAGGCAGTAGAATTTGAAGAGGTGCTAGAACATCCTTACCATACTTTAATGCGTAATGTGAATCCGTTCATGAACACATTCGATTTATTTGAAATGACTCAACTTTGGCAGGAACTTACAGGCAATTGCTACTGGAATATTCTTTCAGATAAATTTGGGACACCTAAAGAAATTTGGACAATCCCCCCTCAATTTTGCAAAATTATTCCTGATGCTCAAAAATTTATTTCTGGCTATAAATATATTAAAGGCCAAAATGAAGTCTTATTAGAAGAATCAGAAGTTATTCATTTTAAAATGGCGAATCCCAAAAGTCAATATTATGGATATTCTCCATTTTCTTCTGTGTCTGATATATATGGACTTGATAGGTCAATTAATGAATATGAAGAAGCAATGTTTAGAAATGGCGGGAATAGTCTCTCTGGGTTATTTGAAACAGACCAAGAGCTTGGGGATCATGAGTTCGAGCGGTTGAAAACCGAGATACAACAGGCTTTTAGTGGACCAAGAAACGCCGGGAAACAGCCGTTGCTTGATCATGGACTTAAATATAAGGCTTTGTCTGTGTCCCCAAAGGAAATGGCCCACCTTGGAGGAAGAGAGTTCGTAAAAGAGCAAATTTTGAATAGTTATGGAATAAGTTTGTCTATGTACTCAAAAGATAGCAATAGAGCTAACCTTCAAGGAGCTACTTGGCTCTACTTGAGTTCTACAATTCAGCCAAGGCTCCAACGATTTCAAGAGAAGTTGAATGAAAAATTAATTCCAAGGTACTCTGATCGCCTGTTCGTAAAGTTTGATAATTGCGTTCCAGAAGATGATGAGTTTAAATTAAATAAACAAGTAAAATATGTTCAAAATGGTCTTGAAACTATAAATGAAATTAGAAAAGAAGATGGGAAAATTCCGTTTGATTCTCGTTTTGATGAACCTCTACTCCAGTTGAATACAACGGTAATTGATGAAATTTTAAGCAGGGTGACTAAAGGCTCAATTGGCGGTAATAATATTCATTCCCCAGAAAAAATGAAGGAATTATTGACAAAATACAAATAATGATTATAATTAGAGCAATGCGTGGATAGGAGGCGTCCGACAAGTTGGTATTCTGAACCAATTTCCACCATTTAATTAATCAGAATATACTACAGAGGTATATAATGAAAACGAAAGTAAAAGTTTGTAGAAAGTGTAAAATTGAAAAATGGTTAAATGAATTTTATAAAAGGAAAGATTCAAAAGATGGAAGGAGAAATGAATGTAAACAGTGCCGTAATGCCAGAATAAGAAAGCATCCACCAAAAGAAATTTTACCAGATGGATTGAAGAGATGCAGTCGCTGCAATGTAGTTGAAAATATAAATAGATTTTATAAAGACAATAGAAGTAAAGATGGGCTTTGCTATATTTGCAAAGAATGTTTTAATAAATATCGGGTTAAAAATAGGGAAATAATAAAAAAGAAACTAAATAAAAAATATTTAATTAATAAACACGATAAAGAATTTGTAGCGCGGAGAAAAGAGTATTATCAAAGAAATTCTGAAGCAATTATAGATAAATCAAACAAATATTATAATAACAATAAAAAAATAATAGAAGTAAAGACCAAGGAATACCGGAAGAAGAATAGGGAAATTATAATAGAAAGAGACAGAAACCATAGAAATAAAATTGCAAATTATTCTACATATGCAGTAAGATTAACCATTGAAGAAGAGCCAATATTAGTAGGGGATAACGAATTATGGTGTAGGTGCACTCATTGTAAGGAATATTTTCCCGTAACGAATGCGGAAATTAGATGGAGAATAGGTGCATTAAGTGGTGTTTTAAGAGGAGAAAATAGACTCTATTGTTCTGAAAAGTGCAAGCAGGAGTGCGATATATTTGGAACAGTGAACACCCCTAAATCTTTAAGGAACGTAGCAAAACAAGCTCGTTGCAACCAACCCGTAAATCGTCAGGCACTGCTTGAATTGCAGACAGACGAATTCGGGTATAATTTCTGCGATAAATGCGGAAAAGAGAAACAGCAATCTGAATTAATTATCCATCACAATATGATGGTATCTAAATACATAAGCGAGGCAGATAACATGTCACATCAACTGATAACATGCGAAGACTGCCATGATCATAAAGGATGTTAATTAATGTCTAGTTTTACAACCCAACTCCTCCTCACCCCAGTTGACGGAGAATCTGAAACCTTCTATCTTAGAGAGCATTTCCGCTACCGTGTCGGGGGAATGCTCTCTAAACAGATTATAGAGGTGCCGATTGGGTTCATCACTGATGGCGCAAGCATACCAGGAATAGTCCAAAACATCCTCTCTCCTTGGGGGCAATATGGCAAGGCCGCTGTACTACATGATCATCTCTATAAAACGAATCTTTTGGGGTCGCAGAAAGCAAGTGACCAATTACTGTTAGAAGCAATGGATGTCCTTGGTGTATCTAAATGGCAGAGAGCTGTAATTTATAGGGCTTTAAGAATTGGAGGGTGGGTTGCTTGGAATAATTACAGGAAGAATGATGCGAGTAGAATTGCAAGAGAGCAATTGGTTGGATTCAGCAATTTAAATCTTAATAGGGAGAGAAAGACTTGTTAATTTTGCCGATAGGCGACTGTCACGTTTCAGCGGATGATGATTTGGATAGGTTTTTATATCTAGGTCAATATATCATCGAAAAAAAGCCGGATTATATTGTTTTTATGGGGGATTTTTTAACTTTTCAGTGCTTGTCTGGTTGGGATAGAGATAAGCGTATGAAAATGGAAGGGAAAAGGTACAAGAAAGAAATCGATACTGGAAATAAAGCACTTGATATTATTTTTTACCCATTGAATGAGTTGCAAGATAGACAAAGGAAAAATAAAGAAAAAATTTATCGGCCAGAAATTATTTATTTGAATGGAAATCACGAGAATCGCCTCGACAGATACCTTGAGAGCGATCCAACATTTGAGGGTTTGGTTAGCGTAGATCAGGACTTAAAATTGAGAGAGCGTGGAATTAAATTTATTCCATATCGTGAATACTACTACATAAATGATATTGCCTTCACCCACATTCCTTTCAATAAGGCAAAAGAAATCTCTGGTGTTAATATAACAAAGAAAGTTAGTCAAGTAATGTTTGGTAGTGTTGTATTCGCGCATACGCATTGTAAAGCAGAAGAAAATTTTAAGCGTCACGGTCAGGATGATCTTCAACAGGTGCTGGTTGTTGGTTGTTTCTTTGAGGATGAAGAGGATTATATTCATGGTCGGATAATTGAATACTGGAAGGGGTTAGTGCTTCTTGATTCATTTAAGCCAGGAAGATTCGACATGGAAACAACCACTTTGGAGAAAATGAGAATGGTGAGGGAGAACTGAAATGGCTTTTAATGGGCATAGCAAAGAAGTAACTGATTTAATTAAAATTCTTGGGTTACCAAAGCGTTGTAAGAAATTCAATATGGAATGCGAAGTTGATAGCTTGTTGACTATTTCATGTGAATACTATCCAGACACTCCAGAAATTAAAGATGGAGAATTGGTAAAACTATTTAAGAAATTTAAATTAGTAGAAATTAAAGAAGATGAAAATTTAGTGGTCCCAGAATTAAAAGGGGATTGGAGATATTTTGATAATATCATATCTATCTCAAGACGTTTGATGAATTTTCTATGTAGAAGAAGTTAATGGCAAATAAAACCCAAATTTACCACCTAGTAAGAATAAAGATGAACACACATGGGCAATTTGAGCCTGTAAATCATGATTTTTGCCCTATTTATAAAGACAAACAAATAAAATCTGTATGTCAAAACGGAGAAGAATATTGCTGTGGCATTGAACAAGGAAATGTAATAAAACAAATTAGATCAAACTACATATTTGATTCAATGCAATTATTTTAATGTAAGATAGGAGGAATTTAGATGGCTGAAAATAAAATGTTCGCGTATGCACAAAAAAGCGAAATGTTGGACGATGAAAACTCAATTGTTTGCTATGCATCTACCAATGAGGTCGATAGGCATAATGAAATGATTCTTGCTTCTGCTTGGACGGAAGAAGGATTGAAGAATTATAGAATGAATCCAGTAATTTTGGTAAATCATGATTACTGGTCACTCCCAGTTGCGAAATCTATTTGGCAAAAGACTGACTCTAATGGTTTGAAATTCAAAATCAAGTTCGCAGATACGGAAGCGGGAAATGAGATTTATTCTCTTTACAAAAATGGTTTCATGTCAAGTTTTTCAGTTGGATTTCGACCAGTTAGAATATATGACAATGAAAAGAGCCAGAAATATGTTGATAAAAATGGGAAAGTCCCTTGTACTGTATATGAAGAGTGTGAACTTCTCGAATTATCATGTGTAACAATACCAGCGAATCCCTCCGCGACCATCATTAACGGGGCTAAATCAATGGTCGCCTCCCTAGAGAGGGGGGAAATCAAATCTGCTGAAGTAAAATCAATGGTTGAAAAACTAAAAGACTCAAAAGAATACATCGAGCTTACTTCCGAACCCACCGAAGAAAAAGCAAAAGTAATTGGTCATATTGATATCGAGGGCTATATGCCATTGGTCAAAAATGAGGATGGGAGCCTCAGCGTTTCCCAAAAATGCGAAGGCAATATGTCCAAGATGAGAGATGCCATGGAAGAAAAAATTTCTCTCGCCCTTAAAGACGAAGAGAGTAAATTGCGGAAAGCAATGGAGAAAGATTGGGGAAGCTTTTCTGACGAATCATCCGAAGAAAAGACAGAATCAACCGAAGAAAAAACAGAAATGACTGAAGTTGTAGAAGATGCAGCGGAAGAAAAATCTGAAAAGGATGCTATGCCTTGTGATGGGGAAGACGGTAGTTGTGATGGAGAAAATTGCCCCCAATATGAAGGTTGCGACAAGCCAACGAAGAAATCATTGGACGTTCAGGAAGAAACAAAAGAAACCATGGTTATTGATAATCAGGAAGATAATACAGAAGAAAAGATAATCGATTCTAAAGAAACAGAAACTGCCACCAAAAGTGATATCGATAAATTCCAAGAAATTCTTGAAGAAATTAAATCAATTCGTGCGTATGTTGACGAAAAGATTGAAAAAACATTAAAGTTTCCTGAAGAAAATGCCGATAAGGTATATACAGAGAAAGTGAAAGAAAAAGATGTAATTGATTTTGAAATTAAAAAACAAACGATTGATCTGGATTTTACACCAGAAGATGTTAAAAAGATGGTAATCGAATCAGTTCTCTCTGCAAAATCTAAAACTCAATCAATTAGTGATCTCGTAGAAGAAAGAATCAAAAAGGCAAAAGGCATCATTTTTTAATATAAATAAAACAAAAGGCATATATCCCCAATTTAACATTACATAAAATATGCGGGGATGTCAATAAAAAATTCAATCTGGCTAGAGATATTTAAGAGATATTAGGCCGTAAGTGATTGAAATAAAAACAAAAAATCTGGAGGAATAAAATATGTCAATGGAAAAAAGTGAATTTGAAGCCCTTGTAAAGGACACCACTGTTGAGGCGGTTAAGGGCGTGATGGCTGAAGATCGTGAGGCTATGGCTGCTGAGATTGATGCAAAGATTAAGGAAGCTGTAGGTGAAGTAGAGAAGCGGATTGTTGTTGGCGAGAAATTGGTGGATAAGAAGGCTGGATTCAAGTCTTTCTCTCACTTTGCCCTTGATGTTGCAAAGGCTGCACAAAGTGGCTTTCGCAAGGTTTCTAAAGAGTTGGGCGATTGGGAGTCTGTTTGTACCAAGGCTGCTGGCACCCCGTCTCAGAATGTTTCTGATGGTGAATCTGGCGGCTATGTAGTTCCTGAAGAATTTCGTCAGGAATTGCTTGTTGCTTCCCGTGAGAAGAATGAACTGATGGCTCGTTGTACTCAGATTCCCATGCAGAGCAATGTTGTTAAAATCCCCTATGTCAATGGCTTCGACAAATCCGGGAATTTGGTTTATGGCAATGTAGCTTGGAATTGGACTGACGAGGAAGAAGCTCTTACTCCCAAGAGTGTCAAGCTTGGCTATATCAACCTTACCCTTCATAAAGTAACTGGCCTTGCCTACGCTTCTGATGAAATTCTCCGGTTTTCTCCGATGTCTATGGAGAACATTCTTCGTGAGGGTTTTGTTGATGGCTTCAACTATGAAATGAATCGGGTAATTCTAAAGGGCACTGGGGCAGGTCAGCCTCAGGGTGTACTCAATGCTCCTGCTCTAGTTTCCGTAACTGCTGAAACTGGTCAAGCTTCAACTACCATTCTTTGGGAAAATGTAATCAAGATGTATTCTCGTTGTCTTGACCCTTCTAATGCTGTTTGGGTTGTCAATCCGAATACCCTTCCCCAGCTTGCATCGATGAGCCTCGCTGTCGGCACAGGCGGAGTTCCTGTCTTTATGCCTGCAAATGGCGCGGCTGGCGTTCCTTTCGCGACCTTGTTTGGATTGCCAATTGTGTTCAGCCATCATGCTAAGTCTCTTGGTACTGTTGGCGACATCATGCTTGTCAACATGAAGCAGTATTTGCTTGGTATGCTCGCTGGTAGTGAAGGTATGCGTTTTGATACCTCTATGCATATTAAATTTGAAAATGACCAGCAAGCATTTAGATTTGCATTTTATGTTGCGGGTCAAAGTTGGATGCCACAGGCATTGGTACCTCCTGAAGCTACCAGCGATACGCTTTCTCCGTTTGTGGCGTTGGCAACACGATAGTTTTTAGTTAGGTGCGGATAGGGGAACCGATAAGTCAGCAACTCTCCCGGCTGATTTCCGCACTGTTTGATTTGGGGTAAATAATAAAAAGAATTTTATAAAATATATGGAGGAATAAATTATGGGTGGAAGATTTTTTCAGAATGTTCATGTGGTAAATGCACTTCCTGCTGCAAGTGCGGCTGCTTATGACGACTTGTTCAATGGTACTCCAGCAACGGACATTATCAATCTTGGTAAGTATGAGAACGCAACTTTTATCATTCAGAAGGCCGCTGGTGCAACTGGCACCGCTACCATTACCGTAGAGTCTTGCGATACCGTTGTTCCTGGCACTGCAACTGCAATTCCCTTTGTTTATTGGGTATGCACTACTGGTGACACTTGGGGTGATATGCAGACTGCAACCGCGTCTGGCTTTACCACCACTGCCGGGACTGATCAGGTATACGCCGTAGAAGTGAATTCTGCTTCTCTTAGCGGTACTAATAAATATGTTCGGGTAAAAGCAACTGAAGTTGTAAATAGTCCGGTTAGTGGATCGATCACCTGTCTGCTTTCCAAGGGCCGTGTTGTTCAGGAAGTTTCCCCAACTGCAATTGTTTAATTAACTCATCAAGCAAGACTTGAAGGAGATGGGGCTACCGTCTGAGTAGCCCTAGTTTTAAAAATTTAAAAGGTAAAATATGATTAGGCAGAATAAATTTGTAAAAGTTAAATTTCTATCTGAATGGATGGGCAATCCAGAAGGTTCTCTTCTTTCTATAATTGAAGTGAAAGCAAACGAACTGAAAGGAAGAGGGACCGTTGAATTCGTGGGAGACTTTGTGGGATTCAGAGAAGAGGTTAAAACAAAATCAATTGATGAACCGCCTAATAACAAAATGATTTCGGCAGCACCAGTTGACAAATCAGCGAAAGCTGTTAAGAAAGCTAGAAGGCCGAAGAAAATTAAATAGGGGGAACCATCTCCCTATAAGCGGTTAAATCCGCATGGAGGATAAATTATGCCTGTAACTAAAGTTAAAAGTGTTTGGAATGCTGGTGAACTTGTAACCAAGGTAGTTGCAACTGGTAAACCTGTTTCAAAAGATAGTGATGCTGTAAAAGTTCAGACTCTCAGTGCAGACACTACCGTAGCCGCTGTCGATTGTGGCTATCGGACATATATCGATACTGATGCTAAGACTATCACTCTTCCCTCTACCGCTGCTGGCCTTTCGTATACTTTTGTAAACGCTGGCGCAAACGGTACCGTTGCAGTGACTGTTGCTCCTGCTGCTATTGATAAGTTCCAGGGTTGTGGTATTACCGCTGCTGATAATAAAGCAATTATCAATACTAAGGCAACTGCAAAACTTGGTGATATGATCAAGATTGTTGCGGATGGCGTTGATGGTTGGATTATTCAGGAAATGGTTGGTATTTGGGCTAGACAAGCTTAGTTTTTAGAATTTGATGGGGAGGGGAAACCCTCCCTGTTTTTCTTTATAGGGATATAAAAATAATAGTTGAATAGAATAATATGAAAAATATGATTGATAAAATTGTAAACTTTCTTTTGTCTTTTTTTCAAAGAGGTCGGAGGAAAGTTTATTTTGATTTAAGCGGTAAGGTTTTGAACGACGTTTTTCAGCCAATAATCCAAGAGGGTAAACATGGCTCTGAATAGACCAAAAAAGAAAATAGATAGAGTCATCAACTCTGATAATTTATTTACCGATAGCGTTGAATTGACTGGTCATTTTAATGTATCTATTTCTGGAACATGGAGTGCCACTTTGACAGTTCAAAGAAGTTTCGACTCTGGAGACACTTGGTTTGATGTCAAGACTTTTGTTAGCAATGCCCAAGAATATGGATTTGAGCCAGAAGCTGGTGTTTTCTATCGCATTGGCACTAAGTTGGGAGAATTTGTTAGCGGCGTTGCAACTGTAAGGTTGAGTCAGTAAATGACAACCATTTTTAATGAAAGAAATGATATCGCCAGTGAAGATTTTCAGATTTCACACACAGGGTATTTTAATGGGAAAATAGCCAATGTGGTTTCCATTTTGGGGAGACGTACTACTTTTAATTCGGCCACTACGTTTCAAGATATATGTAATTATTTAGTGGGTGGGCAAAGTCTGTTGAATACTCCCTTATCTGGCACAACTTATTATCTGGTCAGTACATCAGCGAGTGATGCGGCTGGTGGTGCCGGGGCTGTAACAGTACGAATTGTGTACTTGGATGTGAGTGGCAATCAACAAGTAGTAACTAAAACTTTAACAGGCACAACGCCTGTAAACATCGGGGCAGGCTATAGCTTCATTCAGTGGATGGAGGTTGCGAGTCTTACTGGAAATGCAGAGACTAGCGCAGGGGCCATAACCATATCATCAACGAATGGCGTTGCTATAGAAGCAACTACGGTTGAGTTTATACGAGCAGGTGGAAATAGGTCATTATCTGGGAGATACAAAGTGCCAACTGGCTACTCTGCATATTTAACTGGGTGGTGGGGATCGGCAATCAATCAAGATATGGATATACGGCTAAGAGCAACCGTATTTGCAGATGATCATACTGTCAGCTCAGTTTACCATTTTAATTCGATTATATACCTTGCTCTAAATACTAGCAGTGAAAAAAAAATACATTCTCAGAAATGTCCAGGTGGTAGCCTCATTAAGGCTTCGGTTATTCCATCGGTAATCACCGGAAGCCCAAGGTGTGATATAGCTTTTCATTTATTGGTAATACAGAATTAGATGGATTTAGGTAACATAACCAAATATAATTATATAGCTTGTTAAATTAAATTAGGAGATAAATATATGGCTGGCACAGTGACAAAATCAGAACTAACTGTTTTTTCTGTTAAAAAAGTTGCATTTACTTGGCTTTCAGATGGATCAGGTAATGCTACATCAACCACAACCAGCCCGTTTACTGGAATGGTTCAGAGGGTAATTCAGCTTCCAGATGGTGGTGGTACACAGCCAACAACTCTTTATGATGTTGTGGTGAATGATAGTGACGGAGTTGATGTTCTCCATGGGCTTGGGGCTAATCTTTCAAACGCAGTTCCGACTATCAAAGACTATACTCATGGCGTAGGGGCTGTCGTGAACAGCACCTTGTCTTTGTCTGTAACCAACGCTGGCATCAACAAGGGTGGCAAAACAATCATCTACTTGAGGTAATTAGGAAATGGCAATCACCACTCTTGATGAAGTTCTTGAATTTTTGGGAATAGAGACATCATATTTCATCATAACTCCGTCAAATAACACGCTAAATGTAACTTCGTCTTCTGGTGGACCAGTAGATATTAATTTAGCAGATGGGAATTATAATGGCACTGGATTAGCAACAGAAATTCAAACAAAAATGAATGCCAATCTCACTCTAACTGGAACAGGGACAATCATCTTTGCTGTGACGTATAGCCCCGGAACAATGAAATTTTCCATAAACGCCGGAACTGGGAAAACGATAGCCTATAATCATGCGCTTTCTGATGCTGGGCTAACTGTTGGATTCACGGCAAGCAAAACAGCCACCCAGACAATTACTTCAGATATTGAAACCGGAGACCCTAGTCAAGTTGTTTCTTCTATCAAGGATGCAGCAGAACAGATTGCTTCAGAATATTGTGGAAGGACATTTGAAGAAACATCATACAGGAAAGAAAAATATGATGGAAATGGAAGCCCAATTCTCAATATTGATAATTTCCCTGTAACGGCAATAGATAGGGTTGCAATTGGCGAGATAGATGTGATTAGTGTAAAGAATACAAACACTTACTCATATGCTTCTGTTTCTGTTCTTCCTACGGGGTTGAGGCTTGTGTTTGATGGTGTTGCCGATGCTACTGTCACGTTCACCTCTAACACCACCTTAAACGCCATTGTGGCTGCGATTAACCTTCTTGGCAATGGGTGGGAAGCAAAACTTAATTCGTCCATCTACGGGGCTGTAAAGTCCACAGAATTGATTGAGACATATGGGTTAAGTGCAATTGATAATAATTGGTGCTACTTAAAAAAACCAGATAATCCAATTTCTGATTTTGATACCTATTTAGATAGAGGGCAGTTGATAAAATATTCTGGATGGCCTTGTGGAGCGGGAAATATTTATATTGACTACACCGCTGGGTTCACCTCAGTGAATATGCCAAGTGATTTGAAACTTGCAGTTAAGATTCTCGCTCAGTTTTTTTATAACAAGAGGGATGATGATAGTTTTGGATTGAAAGAATATCGCGCCCACAATATTTGGGCATCATTTGATAAAGAAGAATCACTTCCTAAAGAAGTCATTAGAATTCTCTTTAAATATAGGAAGGTTAAAGTATAATGGCAGGTCCAAAAGCGATTTTTCAAATTCAGAGAAGAACGGATGCTAGTGACGGCGCTGGCGGATTTGTAACTGTGTGGACTGATGTAGAAAATATCAGGGGAACATTGACTAGGGTTGAAGGGTGGGAGAAATTTATTGGTGATTCTACAAGGGTTTCAACTACTTACATTCTGATGATGAAATATAAAGATGGGTTGAATATTACAACTAAAGATCGCGTCAGAAATGGTGCGAAGCTTTATGAAATTATTGCAGAACCAGAAGATGTTGCTTTAAAGAACAGATTTTTACAAATAACACTGAGGAAAGTAGAATGAAGAAAATACTTGTTGTTGTTTTTCTTTTTACATTTTGTGGGTGCGCTTCTCTTCAAAACGCTGGTACTGCTCATTATTCAGTTAAACCATTTGTTACAAACCATACGACTGGAGAAATGAGTTGTTGCGAGGTGGTAGTAGATAACGGGAAGGAGATTTCTTCTCTTGTGGCTCATATTGAAAAGAGAGGTAATGACTATACAGTTGATTTAAACGAACAGGGGGTTAAAGCTTTTGAGGGGCAAGCAATTGCTTCTGGAGCTTTGAAAGAAGCAATTGACGGGGCTGTAAAGGCTGCTGTGACCACGGCGCTTGCCCCGTTCATTCCTGCCTTGGCTCCAGCTTTAGTAGCTCCTGGGATTGCGGCGGCAGCTTTAGGTGCAGGGGCAGTTGTGGGTGGGGAGAAATTGCTTAAATGAGAGCGGTTTGGAATGATGTAGCGGTTTTAAGTGCCGTTCAAATGGCGGAAAACGCTATCATTGAGGATGCTTGTGAACTGGTGACTCAAAAAGCTAAAGATTCTATGGTTGCGGGAACGGGTGAAATGTATCGGTCAAGGCGACCTGGTGGTGGAATGCACCAAGCTTCAGCAGCTCCTGCCCCTCCCGCCCCAGACACAGAAGAATTGAAGGATTCAATAAGCTATGCAACCTCTAGCGGCAAAACTGGTGGGTTGGGTCCAGCATCCGATGTTGAGGGGATTGATGCCCCTGCTAGTGGGCAAGAGGCTGTGGGGCATGTAGGGACCAAAGAAGCTAAAGGGTTGTGGCATGAATTAGGGACAAGTACAAATCCAGATAAGCGCCCATTCCTTCGCCCAGCACTTTACGATGCAGAAGATGAAATCTTAAATCTAGTCGAGAAACATAAGATATGAATGCGCTTTCTACAGCAATCTACTCAAGATCACAAGTTGCAAGTAATTTTAAAACAGCCATTGCTGATCGTTTCTACTTCGTTAAAGCAGCAGATGCCGCTGTATATCCATACGTTGTCTACTTCTTCATACATGACAAACCAGATTATTACCTAAACGCCCAATCAACAAACGCTTCGAACTTTGAAATTGTCAAGGTTGCTTTTAACATTCACTCTAATATCATAAATTCATCTTCGGAAGCTGGAACAATTCTTGAATACCTTAAATCTCATTTTGATAATTGTGATATAACAGTAACCGGATGGAATGATATAAAAGTAGAGAGATATAACGTGCTAGGTCCATTTTGGGACAACGTGGTAAAGGAATGGACATATCAAGTAGAATATGAGATAATTTTGCAAAAGTCTTAAAGTTTTCTAATCATATTCCGATAAGGATTATTGATGGATTCACAATTTGAAGCACCATGCAATATTTGTTGTCATGATACTGTTAATGCTATGCTTGAAGTTTTATATTATGCTAAACTTGTCAGAATGCAAAACCCCAACATTGATTCCGCATTGTTAGATGCTGCGATAGAACGCTTGAATAAGTCAATTAAAAGGTGCAGAAAATAAATGGAGAGTAAATGTCTGACAAGTTAAGTTTTACCGCTGCTGATACACTACCAGTGAAGTTATTGCGTGACGAAAGGGTAATTAGTTCCATCAATGACAGTAAAAAAATTCCCCCAATCCATATCCAATTTATCCCGACAAACAAATGTAATCTCAAATGCCCATTCTGTAGTTGCGCTAACGAAGACAGAGAAATTGAAATGTCTTTGTTTAAGGCGATGGAGATTATTGACATTTGCAAGGATTTGGGAACAAGAGCAGTAACGATTACTGGTGGCGGAAGCCCTTGTCTGCATCCTAATATTAATGAAATTATTGAGTATTTTATCCAGTCAGGTATTGAAGTTGGTCTTGTGGACAATGGCCTTGCTCTGGACAACATAAAACCAGAAATATTAAATAAGGTGACTTGGTGCCGGATTAGCCATGCTGATTTTCGCCCATTCACGGATAATTATGAAGAGAAATTGAAAGAGGTAATTAAGTCAGCCCCCGATGTTGACTGGGCGTTTAGCTATGTTGTTTCCAAAACTCCTAATATCTATGGGATTTTGAGATGTATTAATTTTGCGAATGATCATAATTTTACTCATGTTAGATTGGTGGCAGATTTATTTAACCCCGAAGAAATTGATATGGTTAGGATTAAAAATATTGTGACCGCTTTTGGCGCTGATGATAGCTTAGTTATTTATCAAAACAGAGAACATCCAGAACAAGGTGGTGATTGCTATATTTGTTTTTTAAAACCAGTAATAAGTGCGGATTATCAAGTATATAGTTGTTGCGGAAGTCAATACTATAAGAAGGACGCGCCCAAAAAACTTCCTGTTGAATTGAATCTTGGAAGCGTATTTGATCTAAAAGATATTATTGCAAGAAGCCACATTCCTGTTAATGGGAAAATATGTGAAATTTGCTATTATAAAAACTATAATGAAATATTAGGAGCCATGATGAAAGATTTAACTCATGTGAATTTTATATGAATAATAAAGAAATATACGATAAAATTTATAAAGAAATTCCAGCGTATAATAGTTATTCGTCCTCAAGGCATGATAAAAAAGATGAGCCAATTTCAGCATATTTGTCATGCCTTGAAGGGACATTGCTTGATATAGGTTGTGGCTCTGGGCATAATTTGAAGATGGCTTTGGATATGGGTGTTGAGGCGTTTGGGGTTGAAATTAGTAAAGAGTGTTGCAATAAATTTTTGAGTGACGTTCCTCATAAATGTTCTGACATCGTGACATTTTGCAAATCAAAAAAGAGATTTGATAATGTGCTTTGCAATGATATGCTTGAGCATATATCTATTGAAGATATCGATGAGACATTGAAATGTATTTCTTCTATATCATTAATAGCATTATTTGGGATTGCAAATCATTCAGATAGAATGCTTGACATCGAGTTACACCCCATCCAAGAAAATAAAGAGTGGTGGATGAAAAAACTAGGAGAGTATTACAGTAGCGTGTGTTTTATGGAAGAACTTTTTGATGGAGCTTTCTTTTTTATAAAATGTAAAAAATAAATGGTAGATTTAAACATCCCAAAGATTCTTCATTTGTATTGGGGAAGAAATAAAAAACTTTCCTATATGAAGTACTTAACTGTTAAATCATTTTCAATTTTGAACCCAGATTGGAAGATAAAAGTTTATTGTTCAAATGAGATTTCTTTAGCGGAATCTTGGGGCAGTAAGGAGCAAAAAAGTTATGAATACCAAGGGGAAGACTGCTTTGCCGATCTATCTGGTATTGCAAATACTGATGTCGTAGAATTTGATTTTTCTATTTTTAACATTGGTGAATTATGTTCTGAAGTTCATAAATCAGATATTTTAAGGCTATATATTCTTTCAACCGAAGGAGGAGTTTGGAGTGATTTTGATATTCTATATTTGAAGTCAATGGATGAATTGCATATAAAATCTATTGGTCCCGGAGAAAATGCCTGCTTTTGTTTTTCTGGGGGGTATCATAGCATAGGGTTTTTAATGTCTACTCCGAATAGCATGGTTTTTAGTTATTTGCTTGGGATAGCTTTGGAGGAGTCAAAAAACAAAGAGCTTGAATATCAATCGCTTGGTAGTAACTTATTCTTACATTTTTTTCATCATAATAAATTGAAATTTGGAGAATTTAATGAAAGGTGCGAATCTAACATTTTAAACATTCCATTTGTGGCTATTTATCCCTTTGCATGGAGCCAAGCAGATTCTTTATTTGAGAAAATCCAATACCAATTTATGGAGAAGACAATAGGAGTTCATTGGTACGCAGGGGCAAATAGCACATCAAAATATGAAAACATAGTAACAAAAGATAATATTAAAGAGTCCGAAGACATTTTTTTGCTTAAATTAATGGGAGAGATTTGTGAGTAAAAAATACTCAATAGTAATGCCATATTTAAAAAGATCGGAACAGTTGAAGAACACAATTGCTTCGTTCATCCATCACTATAAAGATCGTGATGATTATGAATTGGTAATTGTTGAAGATGTGAAGAACAGAAAAGACGCAGAAGAACACGAGAAGTTGTTAAAAACATTAAAGTTTTTTGATGATTGTGCCGATAAGGTATGTATAGAATCTGAATTCTTTGATTGTTATAACCCTTCCCCTTTGTTTAATTTAGGAGTTGAAAAGGCAAGAGGTGAATTTATTGTAATAACTAACCCAGAAGTCATGCACCATGGGAATGTGCTAGAGGGGTTAGATAAAGCATTTGCAGAGAACAAAGATCAATATGTGGTATGTTCTTGTTTAAATGTCGTGAATTATAATGAATTGGAAGGTGATATAGAAAACTTCTATTTTGAACCTCAAATGTGGTATCAGCATTCAAAACATAGGAATGCAATGTTTCATTTTTGTAGCACAATTTCAAAAGTCCAATATGAAAGAATTGGTGGTTTTGATGAGATGTTTTCTCTTGGAGTTGCCTACGATGATGATGACTTTAGAGAAACGGTAAAGAGAAATAATATCCCATTTTATCTGGCTGATGATTTGTTGACGTTGCACCAAGCACATGATTCGGCTTTTAATATACCAGATTTTGAAAAGAGATTGAGAATAAATAAGACCATATATTACCTGAAATTGCAAGGTAAATCTAAGAAAGAAGTTTTGGAATTTATTGGGGAGATAAATTGATGAAGTTGGGTATAGGGGTGCCATTAACGTCAGATCATGTCCATACCGTTTTTCTCGATAGCTGGGTTAAAATGGAGAAGCCTGATTTTGTTTACCTTCGCCCCCAGTATCCAGGCATGACAATTGAGGCAGTTAGAAATAGTATTGTTCAACAATCACTAGGTTCTGGCTGCACTCATTTAATCATGTTAGATACTGACCAGTCTTACGGCCCTCAGACTATCACGAAACTATTGAAACATGATTTGCCGGTGGTTGGTGGCCTTATCCACAGGCGCTACCCCCCCTTTGACCCTCTTCTTTATCGGGGATTACCGGGAAAATATCTGCCAGTCCCGGATGAAGAAATTTTAGATAATGAATTAGTCGAAGTTGACGCAACGGGAACAGGGTGTGTCCTTTTCAAAACAGAGGTCTTTCTAAAAACAGAAATGCCTTGGTTCGAATTTACAGTTGGAGAAGATGGTAGACCCATTGGTGAAGATATAGGGTTTTGTATCAAATTAAAGAAAGCGGGATATAGGATTTTTGTAGATACGACATTGGGCATTGGACATATCGGTAGCCTTTCCGTCGATTGGAATACATATAAGTTGCATAAAGCTTTAATGAAGAATAATAATTAGGAGGTATAAAATATGGCTAGTCAAAGAGGTAACGGAGCAAAGGTAACTGTAGGGACTGGAGATAGCGTGATTTCATTAATGGGCACGTGGTCTTTGAGTGGGATGAGTTCAGATCAGCTCGAAGAAACGGCTTTTGGCGATACCTATAAAAAATATAAAATGGGACTGCTAGATGGTGGCACTATTAGTTTTAATGGTTTGTTTGACCCAGCAGATACGGCAGGTCAGGATGTGTTGAGGACCGCAAATGAAAATGCGACTCTTCTAACATCTATTAAATTTTGGCTAAATTCTCAATCATATTACACCCCTGCCTATACAAGCATCACAGGGTCAGGGGTTTATATCACTTCATGGGAAATTGGAGCGGATCGTTCAGCGCTTATGACAGCTAGTTTTTCTTGCAAGGTCTCAGGTGGGCTTGCAAGAGTATAATGTAGTGTTTATTATTTGACAGGTTTTGAGGGATAGGACGGCCATCCGATAAGAGACTTAATCCATCTCTTCCCTCATTTTATTATGGATTTCATAGGAGGAATACTATGGGTAAAAGAATTAAGAAAAAAATATGCAAGTGCGGTTGTGGTACATTAGTTCATGTAGATTATGCCAGAGGGCATTGCCACAGAGCAAATAATTTTAAACATTCAGAAGAGTCTAAAAGAAAAATATCTGAGACATTATTGAAGAACTCCTCTATGAAAGGGAAGAAGCTTTCTGATGAAGCTAAAGAAAAAATTAGACAATCAAGACTAGGGACCAAATGGAATGATGTCCAAAGAGATAAAAGAAACAAACAAATAGAGACACGGAACAATGAGAAAGAGTCTCAAAGAACACTGTGTGCTTGTGGATGTGGGGAACTTGCTGAATACGGAAATAAATATATAAAGACTCACCATCATCGGGATCGGTCTGAAGAGACTTTGAAGAGAATGAGTGACGGCCATAAAGGAATACCTGGATGGAATGCTGGATTAACGGCGAATGATGACCCAAGAATACCGTCTGGAGAAAATCATTGTCGTGGCATGAAAGGAAAGAAACACTCTAAAGAATCAAAAGATAAGATGTCTCTTTCTCAAGCAAAATTTAGGGGTTTTGACGTAACTAATTGGAAGAGGAAAGAGAAGAAGTTAATTGATTTAATTAGGGGTTCTTCAGCCTATAAAACTTGGAGAAATGAAGTATACAAAAGAGATATTTATATCTGCCAGGATTGTGGGAAAACTACTGGTGGCGATTTAAATGCTCACCATTTAGTCCCATTTATTCAGATATTATTTGACAACAATATAGAGTCTTTGGATAAAGCTTTAGAATGCGATGTTCTTTGGGATATAAAGAACGGGATGACTCTTTGCAAGGAGTGTCACGAAAAGAAGCATAAAGAAATTGAGTATCAATACAATATCCTTAACAAATTATTGAATTCGGAACAAAATGACACCACTCCATAAAATGATTGCCGCTGGACTTCTTCTCACGACCTGGGCGGCATTGGTGTTTTTAAAGATGGCACCAGTTGCCGATTTCGTGAATGTATTGCGTGACGCACTATTAGCATTGGGTGTTTTTACAGCAACTGTATCAATCCCAAGAAAATAGTTTTATTAAATACCACAAAAGGAGTACATATGTCTATCGATCTTAAAAATCTCAATCCCTCAACTAGATTTAACTACGATGAGGACGGGGAAGAATGGGTAGAGCTTCGCCTTGTTTCTGGAGACAAGATGGAGGAGTTCCGCAAGACCATTGGAATGAAGCCTAAGACGAAGTACATCGTAAATACCATTTCCAAAAAGATGGAATCTGTCTCAGACCTTGACATTCCAGAAGAAAAGATCACTCAGTTCAATGACCTTTTCCTTGACTACCAAATCGCAAATTGGAATCTTGTGGAGCCTGACGGCAATGCTATTCCTTGCAATCTTGGAAACAAGAAGCTTCTGATGAATGGCGAGCCTTCCTTTTCAGCATGGGTCTCTGCACATTTGACAAATCTCCAGGGCAAGATTGATGAAATTGGTGGGCAAATATTGGGAAACTGATCGACTACACGGAGCGTGTGCAGACCAAGCCCGATTGTAGAGCTTGTAGAGATGTGTATGCCATGAAGGATCAGGAACCTCCTTGTAGTGAATGTCTCCCCGACTTGCTTCCTGAAAACATCAATGCCGCAAGGATATGGGGGCTGGTTCAAGACCAGAGAATTTGGGTTGGCGGAGGAATGAGTGAGCCAGTGAGTGCTGGATTGATGCATGAACCAGTTTGGCGATTGATTGATGAATTTGATGTAGATGATAGATTTGATACATTTTTGAAGGTGCTTCGTGTTTATGAAAATATCGTTAGATTTGAACGCGAAGAGAAATCTTCTTGATATAGGAGTTGAGTGATGGCGGGAAGTCTTGGGTCAATATATGTTGAGCTTAAATTGGATGATAGGGAATTTCGTTCTGGCCTAAGTAGGATAAAATCTGAAACGGAAAAGACCATCTCTGGTATTGAAGCCACGCAAAAATCCAGTGATGAAGCAACTCTTGCTTTCAAGAAAAGAATGAACCAACAGCGGTTGGCAGAAGAGGAAAAATTTCATAAAGCTAATCGTTCTTATATTGAAAAAACCATGGAGTCTTCTAAAAATATCCTTGCTGCCGCTCCAGGGTTTGCTATTGCTACTGCCGCAATTTCTGGTGTGTATGTTGCATTGCGTGGGGTGAGGGATGAATTCACTGGTGGTCTTGCAGCGGTAGAAGATTACCAATTGAAAGTTGCATCTATGTCCGCATTCTTAACCACCTTTGATAAGAATCTAACTTCGACAAATGCATCTACTATTTACGACAAAGCGAAAATTGAAGCGCAGAACCTTGTTCAGACTATGGAAATTTTAGATGCCAGAACTATCGCAACTGGTAAAGATTTGACAACCATGGCGGAACAGTTTATTAAGGGTGGAATCAAAATTGACACCACAAATAAAGCTTCATTAGACGGTTTCGTAAATATTGCGAATGCATTGAAACTTTTGACTCAGGGGCAGAATCAAGAAATTCAGATGCGTCAGGAAATTAGAGCCTTGTCTCAAGGACAAGTCAGAGACCAGAATATTCTTGTCCAGACTTTGAAAGGGATTGATCCGCAAATTAAAGAACACATTAAATTATGGAAACAGCAAGGAACCGTTCTTGAAAATGTGGGTCAGTTGCTTGCTGGTTTTGGACCCGCTGCACAAGATTTGGAGAATACATGGGCTGTAATAGGCTCCACAATGGAAACAATCCATACTCGCATTCTTCGTGGTATGTTCAAACCAACATATGATTCCCTTGTCCAAACTGCGAAAGAATGGAATAGAAATTTAATGGATTCCGAGGGGTTTTTAACTCCTACAGCACAAATGATAATTGACGTTGGGAAGTCCTCTCTTGATTTTCTAAAGAATATAGTTAATTGGGGAGCAGAGTTAGGGAAGATAGCTTTGATTGCAGGTCCAATTTTTGTAGCTATTGAATATGGTGTCTCCATTATTGAGACATTAACATTAGGAACAATGCTGGCTCAAGACGCAATGATAGCTTTTACGGCGGCGACATTATTAAATCCTATTTTTATAGCAGCAGCGGCAGCCGCTGCTATTTATGGAATTATGAAAATAAAAGATTCCATAAGTGAGACTACCCAAGAAACGATTAAAGCAACGCAGAGTACAAAAGATTATTATGATAAAATAGAAGCAATTTATCAAACCTCGAATGGACTTGACGAAGTTAAGGCAAAAATGAAAGCTCTGAATGATGAGGTTTCATCCCAAGCGAATCTTGATTCTTGGGCTGCTATGATAGAGAGAATTTCTGGAGTCAAGCCTGATTTAAGTTGGGTTAGTAATCTTAGAAAGGAATTAAATAAGGAGCCTGAAAAAGGTAGTTGGTTGGATATATTTAATAAGTTTTTATTAAGTACTGGTGGAGGAGAAGTACCAAGGGGGCGGGAAACAAGAGAAAAGTCAGAAGCCTTGGCTAAAAACTTTAATCTTTCTTCGTATCAGGGTCCGTTGAGTTCTGGGACAATGACTTCTTCTGCCCCATCTGATTTTCTAAATCGCTCTAATTTTTCCACTTCAAACATTTTAGGAAATAAGGAGGAAAATTTTCTATCCTCTTCTGATGTTGCCAATATCACAAAAGATTCAGGAATGGATTCTTATTTAAAGCAATTGCAAAAGCAATCGGAAAAAATAAAAGATAGCGCAAGGGCAACTCTTGAATTGAAGATAGCAACAGGTGAGTTTGCAACAGAAGTTAAAGAAATGAATGGTGGTGGAGAGTTAGCCTCAAATACATTAAATAAGTGGATCGCCGATGCAAGAAAAGCAGCAGATACAATTGACTCTAATAAGTTGGGTGAAAAATCAAAACAACAATGGGATTCAGCTTCTAAGTCTATTGAAGGAACAATAACTTCTCTTCATTCCATGAATCTTGAACAAGAAAAATCGCAAGAGGCTATTTGGCGCTCTAAATTTGCAAGTGATTCATATAGAAAAGAGTTAGGAATGTCTGTAGAACAATTTGATAGATTTAAGAAAGCATATGAGGGAATGGTTACTGAAGAAGCAAAAGGAGCTGATTCTAGAAAGGAATTAAATAAAGCCAATTCCGACGCTGATAAATACTACGATAACCTAAAAACTAAACTTGAATCCCTAGAAGGCGCTCCAGGAGAAACAGAACAGTTATTAAATTGGGGAAATGCATTTGAAGAGGCAATGTTTAAGGCTGGGAGTTCAGCAACTGTTACGGCAGCTCAATTGGATGAAATTTATACAAAATTAGATAAATTTGATGAAATGATGGGAAAGGCAAAATCTATCACCGGAGAAAAAGCAATTGGGGATTTGCAGAAGGGAATGGCAAAGTGGAAAGTGACTAATCTCCCCGGAAGCAAAGAAGAGAATAAAGAAAATCGAGTGTTGATTGATTTGGAACAGTGGAAGAAAAGTTGGGATAAAATGACCGATATCCAGAAAGAAGCATCTGGAATTTCGGCAGAGATGTGGGCTGAATATTACGAAACCATTTCCACCATGAATGATAATTGGGTGATGGGAGCACAATCTGGATTAGATACCTATGCCAATTCTACCACCAATGCATTTAAAACAGCAGGAGCATCCGTAGAAAAAGCATTTAAGGGGATGGAAGATGCTTTAGTAAATTTTGTAAAAACCGGGAAGCTGGACTTCTCCAGTATGATTGACAGTATGATAACTGATTTGATTAGATTTCAAATCCAACAATCAATAACCAGTCCATTAGCAGAAAATTCTTCTTCCCTCCTAGGAACTCTTGGTGGGGCTATTGCGGGGATGTTTGGAGGCGGTGGCGGGATAACTTCTGCCGCCGCCCCAAATACATCTTATGTCGGCTCTTATGATTCAATGGTTGGAACCTCTTCTTCATTTTCTATGGCCTCTGCTGCTGGTGGATATGATATCCCTGCCGGGACAAATCCAGTAACTCAATTGCATGAAAGAGAAATGGTTCTCCCTGCTGATATTGCCAATAGGTTTAGGGGGAGTAATTCAGAGTCGGCTTCTGGTGGAACAATGAGCGTGATTGTAAATAATTTTGGGTCTGAAAAAGTAGAGACAAAAGAAGGCAAAACTGCAAGTGGAGGGAAATCACTTACTATTCAAATAGGAGAAGCCGTGGCTGGTGACATTAAATCCGGAGGCCCAGTGGCAAGAGCATTGAAGGATACATTTGGAATGAAACCACAATTGGCGATGAGGTAATATATGTCATCTTGGCCCTCAACCTTACCGGCATTGCCTCTCCGTAGTGGATTTTCAGAATCCCCACCAGATACAACCATAAGAACTTCTATGGATGCTGGACCTGCCAAAATTAGAAGACGGTTTACTGCAAATGTGAGGCCAATTAGTGTATCTTATTTGCTATCTTCCGCCCAAATAGGGTATCTTGACACATTTTATGTCACAACAACTGTTGGCGGTTCTGCATCATTCACTATGACCGACCCAAGAACTAATTCTTCAAAGTCGTTTAGATTTGTTGCCCCTCCTGAATATTCTTTGTCTTCTGGTAATTACTGGAATGTTAATTTAAAGTTAGAGCAAATGCCATGACATCTCTTTCAATGAAACAAGCAGTAAATGCTCAAGAAACATCAGTAGCGTTTTTAATTTTGATAACGATTGACCATGTTAATTTAGCAACTCCGATCAGGGTAACGTCTGATGCTGTTAATACAACTAGTAGATCGAATTTATTTATTTCATTACCATTTGATATGGTATTGCCTACTGATGATGGAGAAACCCCGCCAGCGGCAAGATTGACCATAGATAATGTCAGTAGAGAAATTGGACAAACTATAAGGGCTGTATCTACTCCACCAAGCGTAACAATAGAAATTGTTCTGTCGTCTGATGTTAATACAGTAGAAGCGTCATTCCCATATTTTGAATTGACTGACGTTCAATATGACGATTTAACTGTTTCTGGAGCATTGACAATCCAAAATTTATCGTCTGAGCCATATCCAGCAGAGTCTTTCATCCCTTCAACACATCCTGGTTTGTTCTAATTGGATTTTTTAAATAAATATATTTCTATTCCGTACAAAGACCATGGATTGGATTTTGAAGGGGTTAATTGTTGGGGCTTGCTATATTTAATATATTTGACAGAATGTGGAATAATGGTCCCTACTTATGTGGAGGACTATGCAAGCTCTGAGGACGAGATTGAATTGAGTCAATTGATTAATCAAGAAAAAGTAAAGTGGTTAGAAGTCAAAACCCCACATAAGTTTGATGCTATTTTAATTAGATTGAAAGGCCAACCCATGCATTGTGGTGTTTATTTAGATGATGGACTATTTATCCATTGTCTAAAAGGGTCGAACGTTACAATAGAAAATATAAATTCTGTAATGTGGAAGAATAGGATTTTGGGATACTATAGATATGAAAAATAATCCAGTAAGAGTTTCTACATGCCCAAGCCCATTCTCCGTTCAAAGGATAGACAGGGTTGATGTAGAGGGAAAATCAGTCAACGAAGTTATAGCCAATTCTGGAATCGTTGATTTTGTTAATGTTAGAGTAGCAATTAACGGGGCTTATGTCAATAGCAACTCTTACGACAGGATTGTTGTTTCTGGAGATTTGGTAACAGTCCGGGTCATTCCTTCTGGAGGTGGCGGCGGGGGAAAGAACCCCCTGCGTACCATAATGATGATTGCGGTTATTGCTGCTTCCGCATATGTCACTGGCGGAGCAGGAGGTACATTTGTGGCCGGGGGGTGGGGAGCTACGATTGCCGGTGCCGCCGTAATGGTAGTGGGTTCTCTTGCAGCTAATTCCTTTTTTCCACCACCATTGCCAGATATGCCTGCTTTGCGCGGGGGAACTGAGTCAGAAAGCCAACAGTATTCCATTTCTGGGTCAAGAAACACTATTTCTCCATATGGCGTTCGTCCTCAAATTTTAGGGAAACATAGATTTACACCTCCTTATGGGGCTGTTCCCTATACAGAAGTTGTTGGCGATGACCAGTATTTAAGATTGCTGTTTGATTTTGGATATGGGCCATTAGATATTACTGATTTGAAAATTGGCGAAACAGCTATCAGTTCTTATGATAATGTCGAATATGAAATATTTAAGGGTGATCCTGGAGATGGGGTTCCCACTATTTATACAAATGATATCTATGAAGACTCTCTTTCTATTAATGTCACAAATTCGGGGGGGGCGCAAACCAGAACAACACAAATTGATGCTGATGAAATATCAGTAGATATCACGTTCCAAGGTTTAGTCCAATTCAATGACGATGGTAGTAAAACAGTAAGAACTGTAAATATCCAGGTAGATTATGCCCCAACAGGAACGGGGTTTTGGTCGTCTGCTGGTGCATTTTTGGTATCTGAAAAAAGATCGACAGTTATAAGAAAGTCATTAAAATGGTCTGTAACTACAGGTCAATACGATGTGAGACTAACCAGGATTACTGCCGATACCACTGATTCTAAAATACTTGATGATTCATATTGGACAATTTTAAGAACAATCAAACATATAACACCCATAAACCTTACAACAAAATCTGCTTTAGTCGCAGTCAGAATTAAGGCCACTGAACAACTTAATGGCGTTGTAGATCAATTTAATGCTTTATGTCAATTAAGGTGCCTTGATTGGGATGCGGGATCGTCTACCTGGGTATCAAGAGCTACGAGCAACCCAGCAAGTATTTTAAGATATGTTTTGCAAGGGGTCGCTAATCATCGCCCATTGGCAGATTCCCTTATAGATTTGACTACTTTGCAAAATTGGCATGTCTTTTGCGCAGCGAATGGCTTTACATTTAATCATGTAAAGGACTATCGTTCATCTGTGTGGGAAACACTAGCAATGATTTGTTCTGCTGGTCGGGCATCAATTACTAGGATAGATGGGAGAATAGGGGTTGTTTATGATTATCTAAAAACAGTTCCAGTTCAGCATTTCACTCCTAAAAATTCCTGGGGTTTTTCTGCGAAGAAAGATTTTGTTACTCCAATTCATGGGTGGAAAGTTCAATTTATAAATGAGAGCAATGGATATAGAGAAGACGAAAGAATTGTTTACGACGATGGATATTCGTCAGTAAATGCTACGAAGTTTGAAACATTAAATTTGGTTGGTATCACCACTTCTGATTTAGCATGGAAGCATGGAAGATACCATATTGCATCTTCAAGATTGCGATTAGAAACATATAGTTTTAATGTTGATGTGGAATATTTAGTCTGCACTAGGGGAGATTTGATAAAATTCTCTCACGATGTTTTGTTGACTGGATTAGGGGCTGGAAGGGTTAAGTCTATAACCACCAATGCTGGATATGTCCAAACAATAACGACAGATGAATTGTTCACTATGGAGGCTGGTAAGTATTATTGTGTTCGTGCAAGACAGTCTAGTGGAGCAAGCGTTTTATTAACAGTAAACACCGTTGCTGGAGACACAAGCACATTTACTCTCGCAACGCCTACATTGATAGCTTCTGCTCCAGCAGTGGGCGATTTGGTTATGTTCGGTGAATCTGGAAGCGAGGCAATCGATTGTATAATTAAATCAATCGAGCCTAGTGGTGACTTAACAGCAAGACTTAATTGCGTTGATTTAGCATCTGCTATTTATAATGCTGACGCAGGAACAATTCCAGCATTCGTTTCTCCATTGACTGCAAAATTAACATTGCCCGATCCTGTTATTTATTCAGTTGCTTCTGACAAAAGAGCGTTGTTGGACAATTTAGTTGACCCCGCAACTGCAAGAATTCTTGTTGAGTTAACTCCACCAAGCGGGAAAATAGAAAACATATCTTCCATTGAGTGTCAATATAGGGTCGCAAATTCTGTTGGACCTTATACTTCTCAGGTGTTTCCTGCTGGAACAACAAGTTTGTATTTGGTGAATGTTGAAAACGGGATTTCTTATGATATTAGGGTTAGGTATCTTTCAGCAGCATTGACTTCTGGTTGGACATACCAATTGGACCATTTAGTGACTGGATCAACCGATGCTCCTGTATTATTGCCAAGGGTTAGTGGGCTTGAATTATTTGGGTCGAATAACAGCGAGGAGTTTACTGGTAAACACGCTAAGTTTGTATGGAGAGCAGCATCTATAAGCAACTCTTATGATATAGATGAAAGTGGGTTTGGGATTGATGATGGTTCATTGGATTTGTTTTTCAAAGATTATGAAGTAAGAATTTATAATGGTGCTACTCTTCTAAGAACTGAGCATGTCGTGGATAACTCATATACCTATATTTATGAAAAAAATGTAGAAGATGGGGGTGCATTTAGAACATTCACGATAGAAGTATATATGCGTGGGAAGCAGAATCAGCTTTCATATCTTCCAGCAAAAATGACAGTAACTAATCCCGCTCCTGCCACGCCAACTGGAATTTCTACTAGAACTTCTTTTAAAAATATATTCTTGTCATATATTCAACCGACCGACTTGGATTGGAAAGGTGTTAGAGTTTGGGTTTCTAAAACTCCTTCATTCACAAAAGATGCAACGACTATTGTATATGAAGGCCCAGACACCACCATAATTATTGATGCATTGACTGGAGGAACGCAATTAACAACAGGAACTTCTTATTATGTTGCGATGCAAGCCTTTGACGGATTTGATTATGACGGGTCTGCATCTGTTGAAGTTGAGGTTGTAACACAACAAGTTGAAAGTGCTGAAATCAAAGAATTGGTTTTAGATAAAGTTTTAAGTGGCTCCTTTACAGGCAAGGATTTTATTGTTGGGAACGGAGGACAAATAAGAAGTGGACAAACAGCATATAACACTGGCAACGGTTGGTGGCTTGGTAGAACTGCTGGTGCGAAAGCACAAATGTCTGTCGGCTCTCCAACTGGTAATGGATGGAACTGGGATGAGACAACAGGAGTAATGAGTTACCGTGGGATTTTGTCCATATCTTCTGGTTCTTCTGGTTTCTCTAATTTTTCAGATTTTCCAGCAACTTTAGGTGCTCAATCCAGTGCTGGGCTGTATCTGTCCAGTACATATATGGGATTCTGGAGCACTTCATGGAAAACATATATAAAAAGTGACGGGACATTTTATTTTAGCGGAGTAGATGCTAACAATTATTTATCTTACAACGGGACAGATTTGACTTTTGCTGGAAAATTAAATGTTAAATCGGCTACTTCTGGGGCAAGAACTGAAATAACCGAGAATGGGACTAAAGTTTACGACTCTTTTGGGACTTTAAGAATTAAATTAGGGAATTTGGCATAATGGCATATGGGCTGGAATTATATACCGCATCTGGAGTTTTGGCTTTATCTAGCACATATGCGGTTGGATGGAGGCAATATGAAGCAATTTCTGTTGCCGAAACCGAATCAAGCAGTAAAGACTACACAGGAATACTTCCTTCTGGATTTACATTACTAGCATTGGTAGTTCCTCAAAATTTTGGAGGTAGTCATACAGTAAGCGTAAGTGGATATGTTGTTTCATGGACATATTTTACTATAACAGAAATGGGTCCAACTTACCAAAATAACCCGTCTACGATTTTGGTATTTTATAAATGAGCTACGGATTAGAGATTTTAAGTAATGTAGATTCGTCAGTGTTAGTTTCTGATACAGTTCCTGCAATGCTATTTATGGGGAAGGGTAGCAATTCAACCCCTTCCCAATTGACATCATTAGGGTCATCTTATTATTCATATACAAATACTGGCCCTGTTTCTTCTGCTATGCCAATGCCTTGTTGTTTTGTAGCGAACGCTTCTGGGGTTGTGACACACCTTAACCAAATTACTGCTTCTGGCGGCTATTGGAATGCTAGAGTTATTTTGAATTCTCCTACAGCGGCTGATGTTTACTGGTTTTCTAACCCATCTAATAATTCACCATCATCCGAAACATATGGCCTTAGAGTGTATAATGCATCAAGCGTGCTTATTTTTGATTCTGGTTGGGGGAAATTTGGATCGGTGAGAGAAATAGCGTCCATTTCTAATAACAATGGGGCTACGGCATCATTCACAAACTTTTCAAAGCCTGCATTTCTCCAAATGAATTCGTTCTTCCAGCTAGTCCGTGGTGGGGGATATGAAGATTGGTATTATAGAGGACTAAATTATTATACAGCGGGTGGAATAAAGCTAGAAAATTACTTATATTTACATTTAGCGACCCCATACCCCCCAGTCTCAAGATATGGTGGAGAAGGAGGAACATTCGCTGTTCCTATAATAAACGGTACAGACTATGACTAATTTAAACAAAGGCAAATAACAAATGGCACAATATAAAACAGGAACAGTTTCTGTAACAAATGGTTCTGCCGCTATAGTAGGCACAGGAACTTTGTGGTTAGCTGAAATTGCAGCAGGAGATTTATTTGTTGTTATAGATGATGGCGTTACTTACGAAGTCGCTTCCATTACAGACAATACTCATATAACTTTATCTTCTGTTTATGCTGGAACAACAAATGCAGCAGCCGTTTATGCTATTTCTAGAGATTTCACCCCAGTTCAGGGATATCCTTATCCTGTGAAGGGGGATATAGAAACAGCTACAATCATCAAACGTGCTTTTGAAATGATTGATACAAAAACTACTCTAATTTCTACATCTACTACCTCATTAACTATTGGAACCGGGAGCAAAACTCTCACTGTAGAAACTGGAAAGATGTTTCAGAAAGGTCAATATATCTCCATTGTAGATCAAGCAAATAATGCAAATTATATGTTTGGTCAGGTCACTAGCTATGCTAATCTGACTGGGGTATTAATTGTAAGTGTTGTAGCCATAGGTGGTTCAGGAACAATAGTAGCATGGAATGTTTCAATTTCTGGTATTGCTGGCACTACTGGCGCTACAGGTAGTACGGGTTATGTTTACGTTGCTTATGCTTCTGCCGCTGATGGAACCGGGTTCAGCAACACTTTCAATTCCGCACTCGATTACATTGCCGTCAAATCTACCACGACTCCCCTATCGCCTCCTATTGTATCTGATTTTGCCGGATTATGGAAGAACTACAAAGGCGCTACGGGTTCAACTGGTTCTACGGGAGTTCAAGGGGATAAGGGGGGATTAAGGTATTCATTTTCTTCTACTACTACGGCCTCTGATCCTGGAGCCGGAATCTTTAGATTCGATAATGCCACTATTGGTTCAGTAGCAAATATTTACATTGATTCTTTGGCGGAAGCCTCGGCTGATGTATCGGCCTTCCTGACTGCTTGGACTGTTGGAAGCACAATTCTTATAAGTTCAAATGCCAATGCAGATACATCATTTGGAATATTCACAATAACCTCTGTTACGAATAACACCGGGTGGTTCACCGTTGGAGTGACTTTTCTTTCTGGCTCTGGGTTCACAAATACTGAAGAATGCTCAATTGACTATTCCGCAAAAGGCGCTGCTGGAGCAGGCAATGGGGATGTAGTTGGTCCATCTTCTAGTACGGCGGATAGTCTTGCTCGGTTTAATGGGACAACGGGAAAGTTGTTGAAAGACGGGGTGCCGATTGGCGTAGCAGCAGGCAATGTCCAGCAGGTAGACCAAACTGTTTCCGCTGACACACGAGCAACCACTACTACCTTGGGAGTGTCCTTAAATGGCACTTTATCCGATACGTCCGCAACCATCGGAGCCTTTAATGGTACGGCTGGGGTAACATACCATCGACGGTGTTTAGGGGCGGGAATAATCACGCACCATACAACTGATTTGATCATCACGCAGGGTATGGCAAGTATTGTCACTCACGCAGGGATGACGTTTGATGTTGAAATGCTCACCTCTACCACTTGCAGGATTAAGAATATCGTACTTGCTACTTTTGCATCAACATATTCCACCACCCAAAAAGCAATCTTTGGCTATGGCTATACAACTTCATATGTCTCAATGACAAATCTGGTCAACAACTTAGGCGTAGTAGCCACAGATACTACTGGAGTAGGCACAGCAAGATACGCTCTTGCAGCGGCTGGCTATGGTACAGATAAAGCAATCTTTGGCTATGGCTCTACAGGTTCATATGTCTCAATGACAAATCTGGTCAACAACTTAGGCGTAGTAGCCACAGATACTACTGGAGTAGGCACAGCAAGATACGCTCTTGCAGCGGCTGGCTATGGTACAGATAAAGCAATC